AACTTCTTTAAGTTTTGATTCTGGAATATTTTTCTCTACAATATACCAACAACCATCCCTTGAAACACCACATTCATAATAATTACAATCTGCTACATAACAAGTATCCACAATAATATTATCAAATTCATCATTAAATCGTGGATGTTCTTCTCTCTCTTTTTTCATTGTTTCGGCATTCGTTAATGCCCAAATATCAGACGACTTCATTTGTAATTACCTCCGTATATAAATGTTTCCAATTTGGTATTTTGTGATATTCACCCAAACAAATCGATTTATTACGTAAACGTTCAATTAATAAATCTTCATAGCGCTGAATGCGTTCAGAGCCCACAGAACAAACAAATCCAAAATCACATGGGCATTGAGAAGAACATGCAGTACACTGACAAACTATTCTATAGAGCAAAACCATATAAATCACTTTTCCTTTATAAGTTCTTTCTGTCTTTTCTGAATACGTTTGAGAACATTAAGTTTCTTTTCGAGTGGTGCCTCTTCTAAAAAATATTGGGTTTGTTCATCCACAAGTTTATTAAGTTTTAAATCTTTTAATGGCATATTAATCATCTTTTATAAGTGCGTCAATCTCGTCTTTATCAATCACATAATATTCAAAACCATCAGGACGGCAATGTGTTGATTTATTTTCAAAAAGATATTTAACTACCTCTTTTTGTGCTTCTTTATATATATTAATATCATGTGTTTTTAACCAATTCGTGTTTATACCAATATAGTTCATTTTATTCACCCATTTATCATAAACTTCTTTAAGTTTTGAATCTTTTAATGGTATAATCATTCTTCATTATAAATAATATCATCGTGGTATCCATAATCACACCAAAATTCATATCCATAATCAGTTCTACTTATTTCAACATAATCATCACACACTGGACAATTCATTGTTCGCCTCCTACTTGCTGATCCGAAGGGATTCAAACAAACAAGTTGATTTATGACCATCTACTTTTGCATTAAAACAAAATGGACATGCTTTTGTAAACACACCCCAAGAATCCTCATAGTCGGTATGACTTCCAGACCACTCAAAAGGTTCAAAGAGTTTTAGTACCTTCTCCCGCTCCTCTGCCTTGGCCTTCGCTGCTACTGCGGCATCGCGGTTGTTTTTCCAACATTCTTTTTCGGTGCAATAGTTACACAAACATTCTCCATAATCCGGTTCCACCGGCCCTGGCTGCGGTGTCATGGGGCATAACCTCGCGGGCATTTCCTATCTGGAATGTTAATCTCACAGTATGTCAATGACCACCAATCATTGGATTTCAACGCCTTACACACATGACCACCGGGTATCATAAAAGAAGACCCATCACAACGATCAGGACAATCTAAGAACGTCAGAGGTATGCTCCGAAGTTCTGGCACTATGGGGCGGTTGCATTGCCGGCGGTCTCGGGAAGGAGTAATGTACGAGAGTGAGTGATCGGGCATCGGGTGTTTCTTCTTTGTCAGTTCTTTCATTTCTCGCTCTCTTCTCATGCTTCCAATTATAGGATTCATCGCCACGCCTCACGGAGGGATTCGTCAATTATGTTACAACACTCAAGCAAACCCGAATTTCTACCGTTCGACCACTGATTTGTTGATGATATAAAACGGGATTCGAGATCCGTTTTGAGTTCCTTCAGCACCTTCTCCCGGGCTTTGGGATGGGAGAGGCAACCGTAATTCCTAGAATGTGACCACGCCGCATTATTACAACCATATTCGTTAATATCTGCCTTTGAAGGATGGTAATAACAATCGGAGTTCGTGCACGTCTCACACGAGCAGGGGTGCGTCATTGAAACCCCCTCTTGTGTAATTCAATACCAAGAATTATCCCGCCGCTAAAGATTACGATTCCGATAAGTATTGCTTCTACCATCACTCACCACTCTCCTGATTATTAACAACAATACTCATTTTAATCCCTCAAATTTCTGTAACCATTCCAAAAATTCATCATCTTCTACATAAAAAAAATCTTTCGGCACTGGTCTTTTCTTATCAACACAAAATTGAGAATAAAGATTATAAGTCAACTGACCAAATCTCATATCTGGATGCTTTGCCCAAATAAGATAAATAGCGCCCAAAATTTGTCGTATTCGTTGTGGATTACGCATAATCACCAACTCTCTTCTGTGTATAATGCTTTTTTAATACCTGTTTAATACTTTTAATTCGTTCAGTGTGCGTTCCTGAAATTATATATAATGGAATCCCATAAATATCACACCAGATTGGAACCATCTGTGTTAAATAAGTATAAACCCATTCTTGCATATCTTCATCCATTTCCCGAATGCCATTATCTTCAAGTTCAAAATAATCATCAATGAAAATAACAGCATCATATGGCTTATTAATCATATGTCTATTAAAATAAGACATATATTCATCATATGCATCAATAAATAATTTCTTGGACGGTGCATTACGATAATGATATGTAAAATATGCAAGATTATCCATAACAGAACGATCAGAAATAAAATTTGTATATTTCTCTTCGGTCTGAATTTGCTTTTTGATAATTTTAATTTGTGTTGACAGTTGTTTGCGTTCAGTTTTTGTAAATCCACCAGCAATTTCAAGAATTATATCATGATTCTTAAATATTTTATGCTTATGAATATCATTTATTAATGTAGTTTTTCCACAATTACTAGTCCCAATTAGTGCTACCCTCATTTAAATCACCAGTGCAACAAATACAAGTAATATACTTAACAAAACAACAAATAAAAAAATACCAACCATACCGCCCAAATCTTTTTTATAACAAATAAAACTTTGAAATATACGTGGCATTAATAAAAATCCTTCTTTTAAACCATCAAAAAATTCACTTTTCATTTTTCTCATTATCCTTTATTTTGTTATTTCTGCCTTGCCGTAGTTTCTCAATATGTTCTGGCTTCAATACGCGACGCGGTGCTTTGTTTTTATTATAAGGCATAAAAGGATGTAATGGACATTCTTTGCACCCACAATCCCCCGCACCATCATCATATTCAGACATACATATATAACAATATGCCTTAATCGCCGCAGATGCAGGGATTTTATTACCTTTCTTAAATTCAAGATATTCTTTGCGTCCCTGATGGCGTTTACCGCGTCCAATTTCTGGCTCACTTTTCTTCGGTGGCATTGTGTTTCCTCTGTGTTGTTTTATGTCTAAAAAGATTAATCATCTGTGTTGCTAAAAATTCTGCTGGGCACCCACAACGGTGCCAAGTAAATCCAAGATTAATACATTCACCGTCTTCATCTTCTCTATAATCATACGCCATTAATTTATATTTATTTACACTTAATGGATCTGTAGAACCCTCAACACGCTGCGCGGATAAAACAACAAGTGGCGTATTATTTATCTGAATTTTTATAATAAGTGACATTATGCACCAAATATTTTATCCTGACATTTCTGGCACAGACCACCAACTCTATATTCTCTGTATGATAATTCATCTCTAAATTCGCCAACTTTACATTTACAAAGAGGGCAGCGGCCTTCATTTATAAGTTTCATAGCAGCAAAAAATTCTTTTGTCATAATATTACCTCAAAATTAATGAGAATATAATGCCAAACATTAACCCACCAACAAAACAAAGAATACGATGTAACCATATCCATTCATTTGAAACAATATAAGAATTTTTAGATGATTGATCTCCATCCTGATATGGAACTACTTCTAATTCAATCATTTAAGATGCCTCCTCAATGTCTACAACGCCAGTGTCCTTAATTATACCTTCAAGAACCTTAAATTCAAATGACTTGTGTTTATATGCTTCCCATTTTGACCCATCTATACGAACAACAACACCTTCCCTAATATGTTTTGGAGTGAGTGTCGAAGCACCATTAGCACAACGCTCTACGAATGCAATTGCATCATCTGGATTATCTACAATCATTGTCGAAAGAACTGGAATAAATGAAACTTCAAGTTCTTTACAGCGTTTGATAATATGTTCCGTGGTATAGTCTATTTCAACGCCATCTTCATTGGTCATTGTAATTCTATAAACATACACACCGCACAGCCCTTCTGGATAACCATAATTAAATACTGTTTCTTCGCCGTATTGTTTTACAAATGCTTTATCTTTCAGTTTAAGATTATTTACCGCTGGCATAATACTACCAGAAGGTGTATAACCAACAATTTCATAATAAACAGTTTCACCTTTATGAAGTTTATTTTCAAAATACATATGCGCGTGTGCACGAATTACTTCATCTGCACCATACCACCCGTCGATGCGCTCAAAATTTTTAATTACCACACGGCGGGAACCTGCAACATATTTCCACTCCTTTTTTGGGGAAATAATCTCACGTTTGAAAAGTCCATTTATAAAAGAACTAATCCAAGACTGTGATACTGATAATGTATAAGCAGACCTACCAGATGTGCCATGAAGTTTTTCTGTAATTACAAGCACATTGCCTTGCCTGATACGATTTTTATTATATACAAGTTGTTCCGTATCAATATGTCTATGGAAGCATGGAAATTTCACTTTGGGCTGTGCTTTCTTCTTCTGTCCAGCATATTCTTTGGTTTTTGTAGTAATATACTTTTCACAAATTTTATGCCCGCTGATCTCTGTAAATTGTGTGCCGTTGGTTAGAGTTGTAAAATCAACATTAGTATATGTTAGATATGTTAGTGGACAATAAAACCCATCACTTTTTTCTTTTCTAAATTTTTGCGTTCTTACATGGCCTTTTTCATCAAAAAATCCACCACTTCTGTTGCCATTTTCGTCAATCTTCCCAATCAAATTATTTGATTCCATAAATTCTATTGAAAGCCGACCACCCGTTGGAAAATAAATTCCAAGTTCATCTTCTTTTGTATCAAGCCCGACAACTACTTGATTTCCAAAACATTCACCAAGAAGAAGCCTGTCTGCATCTGGATGTTTTCTCACATTTCTAATTCTAGTAATATATGCATTATACGTCATTAAATTTCACCTGAAAAACTATATAGGTTCAACCCCAAAAATAGTTTAAAAATTTATTTAGGATTTGTATTTTCACAAGCCTTTTCTAAATCTATAAAGCCCTCTGAAATTTTAATAAGTGCTGCTAGGCGCTCATGACTATTTTTATAATTAACCGCTTCAAAGCCTTTTGTCAAAATATAATTTTTTATAATACAAAGTTCATCATCGTCATTCATTTTAATACCTCTTTAAATATAAATCCTTTCAATATTAATTGTCTCACCAGAGAACCAGAATCGCCACTTATTAATAAACTCCTTTTTTTCTTTGCGCTTCACACAATTAAAATCATCAACATAATCATAATTTATAACTTGAAACTGCACCTCACCCTGAAGTCTATTTAGTTTATTCATAAATTTATGTTCATGAATTAAATAGCCATCCTCGCGTTTAAAATATTTATTTATAATAGATTTACCACCATCAGTTTTCACTTCGTGGATAACACGGGTATAAAGTGTGCCGTTAATACGAACCTCTTTAATACCAGAAATTTCAAATGTCATGTTACGAAACTTCATATCAATCACCAACTTTTCGGAATCAAAAGAATAATCAAAAGTGCAATAAATAATTTTGAATTTTCATTAATTGAATATAAATCAAACCGCGTGCTTACAATATCACCAACTGTAAGACTCACAATTATACACAATGCAGCATAAATAGCAACAAAAATAATTGCTATAACTCCAGCAACAACATCACTCTTCATTATTCACATCCATAAATTTACAACCACATGTATCGATCACGGCGAAAATTGTTGTTTCAAGCATGTCAGTTGGGATTCTACCAAAGGATGGGTTTTTGGTCACCTCAGGCTTAAAAATTGGACAATCTCCGCGCTTTACAGTATTACACTTACTACAAGTATATCTCATTTAAATCAACTCCATCATCTGTTTATTCATTTTATCACATATTCCAATATATTTGTTTGTTCTAGGAACATTTTTAAATGTTACAGTCATTCCTGCGTTTTTTACTATTTCTTTTGCGGTGGAATATATTTCTTTTAATACAGCATCTTTAACTGCATATTCTCCATTCATTTGCTTAACAACAATTTCAGAATCAGAAAACAATGTGCATTTCCGTGAAACATTCATTATTGCCATAACAACAGCCATATATTCAGCCTGATTATTAGTAAGACCATTTTTTATTAATGGAAAAGAATGAATATATTGAAGACACCCCCCATCAACCACTAAAAAGGTTGCCGCACCCTTTCCAGTTCCAACCCTGCATCCACCATCAGTATAAACTTCAAGCAAACCTATCGCCCGCTGTTCGTATTTTAATCATTCGTTCTTTCTCATCACTGTTTGCCACAATCGCAGCATAATCATTCAAAATTTTCTGAATATTATCACCGCCAAATGCCAAACACATAGCAATAATCCGTGCAGATTCTTTGTATAATACACCGTTAACATCGCTGTTGTTCCGATACTTTTCTTCAAATTTCATTACTTTTTCCATTGTTGTATTTTCTATTGTCATTTTACACCTCAAATGTGGCAATCGGGGTAGGAATGCTCGAAATATAATCTTTTACAATTTTACAGTGTTTTACCAGCACATTTTTGAAATATGCAAAGTTTACAGGGTAATGATCTTTGTTCGATAATTTTACAGTATGTGATTTTCCGTTCAATGTAAATGTAATATCATACGTAAACAATGAACCACCCTGATATACAAGTTCAGCATTAAATAGATTTTTTAAAATAATATATGAGATAATGGCATGACCATAAATTATATCACCATTAACCAAAGACCTTGTAGATACTTCGGTTACAAGTTCATCACCAACCACTACTTCAAAATCATACACCGAATTATACCTAAAAACTTCAATCTTCATAAATTCACCTTATTTTTAATAGTTTCACAATACATCTTCATCATTATGTGATTTTCATAAACCATACCAAGAGTTATAATATCATTACTACAATAATATGTTAAAGCATCTCTTAACCTCACACATTCAACACACTGGTCTTCAATCATCTAAATCCCTTATATATTTCTGCAAAGCATTCAAATATATTTTTTTTCTGAAAAAATCATTCACTTCAGAAAAAATATACTCCAGCGGAAAAGATCCAAATAATTTTTCAATACTCTGTCTGAAAGTTTCCTCATTTACATATTTATTTTCATAATATTTATAATCAGAAAATAACTGCGTTTCAAATGTTGTCAGTTCTCCATGTTCAATCCCACTAACAATATCATCAATTTCTGATTGTAATTCATGTGCTTTCTGTATTAGAAAGTCTTTTATTTCTTGAATGTTGTCTTCCATATTCAATTCCAACCCCCGATAATTTAAATCTTGTAGGAACACCATTAATTGATTTATCAGTAATTATCATCTCTTGCTTGAGAAGACTTTTAAGAGTTGCGATATTAATTTTTTTTGCCCTGACATACCATAGTTGTTGTTGCTCGCCACCATTCTCTTCAAATAATTTGATAATTATGCTATGTTGTATTGGTGTCATAATTATGTATTTGTTTTATTGGTTTAAATATGTTTCTCTTTGTGATGCCAAATAGTCATTAAAACTCTTCATGCTGTATTTTATTTTTAATTCATCACATAAATATATTACAAAACAATTATCGCCCGCTTGGATAATAGCTGCATGTGCGTATTTACAAGCAAATTCTTCGAGTATTTCAAGATATTCTTCGTCGTTAATGTAAATTTTATCATCTGGTATATTAAATTTAGCATGTTGGGCTGCTTTTCGTATAAGTATATATAAACACCCCAAATTTTTATCATACAAACTACATTTTATACAACTGCGTTTTGATACGCACAATGGATAATATTTTAATAAAATTTTTATATCATTGTGAAGCATAATCATCACCAATATATTTTACATCCAAAAATTTTTTTAACTTTGGTAATATACATTTTTTATTACGATAAAATGGACAACCCACACAAATTTTATATTCACATTTAACATCAATGAGTGTTAAAATATTATAAAATACTTCATAATTTTCATGAAAATTAATATCAGAGTGACGACTATGATTTTCAATTAAAATTTCTCTAATGCTAATACGCAAACAAAAATTTGAAACTTCATATTTATTCATTATACATTTGTAACACTGATCACCAGCAGATTGACATATATCAACAACTTGTGATTTTAATATATTAAAATGTTCTTCAATTTGTGCACTATTTTTCAGTATTATCATATTTCTTGTTCCACTCCTTAACATTTTTCATATACTCAATTGGCTCTGTGCAATTAATAGTATTAAAAGAGGGAAAAACAAAAGTCTTCTTATGAATTTTATATAAAAGTTCTATATGATCGTCTGTTGGTCTGCCATACCCATATCCCCAATCACTACTAACGGGGAGTGTTTCAAGAACTTTGAAATAAAATCTTCGCAGCATACTTGAATGAATGAGTGGAAATGCAATGCGCTTTATAGAAATTGGCTCCGTGCTGTCTTTAATTTTGGTGATATAAAGTGTCTGTTCATTATAATTTTTTGCCAATTCTGCAACATGTAAATTACACCTGTAACCAGCCATTTCCAACTGATTAATATAATTTACAATTACAACACCACGGCGATTAATTTCTGCCTGTGAAGTTCCACAACTTGCAGAGCAATTGGATACAATGTCAACAATTTTAAATTTCTTTGGATGCATCTCGGCATTATGCATTGTATCAGGTCTACCAACTAAAAGGTGGGGAATACATGGGGTAAATCCAACAAGATCAGTGCGGGGAGTAAAGCGCCGATTCTGAATTTCTTCATCGACATCACGATCACGAAGGTTTTCTGCCAATTTCTTAAAACCCTCTTCCCACCCATCAGTTATAAGTTTTTCAGCATCTTCATAAGTTCTAGTGCCATACCAAGACTTATCATTTGTGCACTGTGAACTACTATACGAAGCCATAGACGATGAATTTGGAGTATTTTTACAATACCGCACAAGTTCAACAATATTGTCAAATTTTACAAAAAATGTTTTCTTATCTTTCTCTTCGACCCAAATTTTCATTTTTCTATCTCCTAGCAAACATCTTGCCGTTCTTCTTCAACAATTGCCTGTGTTAGTTCATACACAACAATCTCGCAGCCGGAATAATATTCTGGTGTTTTATCTATATAAATATATTTCTTGGTTTCAAAATCATATTTACAACGGTCTTTAAATTGATTAAGATGATTTTTAAAGTGTCCAATTTGATTCCATGTTTTGCCCGTTTTACTCCATTTAGGCACCATGCCACCTGTAGAAAAAAGCCCATCGGATTTTCTGCGAATTTTATAAATTTTCATAATTACACCATTACTTCTGCCAGTGCTTTGAGATATTTATTATGATTATTCTCAATTTTCGGCTTAATAATATTCATATCATCAACATGCATTCCCTTCAGAATAACATATCGCATAACATCGGCAACTGGAAGGTTTTTGACGGTATGAAGTTTTGTAATCTGATTAATGGCACGATAAGACAGAATAATTTTAATTCCCGCCTCTTCGGTAATTTTGCGCAGGGCATGAATTGCGTCAACCAGTTCAACATCACCATTTGCGATAATGCGCTCAACCTGCTCATCATATGTTATATCAACAACAGCAAAACGGTCAAGGCTCGCACCATCTAATTGATAACGCCCTACATATGTCTGATTAGCACCACTCCCGAAAGTATTGCCCGCCGCAATGATCCTAAACTCTGGATGCGCGTCAAATTTGCCATGTGGGAAATTAAAGTATTTATTTTCAATTGCCGCATTAAGAAGGACAAGCACCTCTGGAATAGATGCATCAATCTCATCAAAGAAGAACAGCCCACCTTTCGTGAATGCATCAAAAAACTGCGTGGTGTGGAAGTTGCCATTCGCATCAATAAAACCAGTCACTTTGTATTCATTTGTGATTGCATTTGAGAAATAAAAATCCAAGTCAAGCGCATCGGCAATCTGTTTTACCATATGATTTTTACCACAGCCCGCTTCTCCACGAAGAAAAACAGGAACATCGGCAGTCACCATTGTTACAATATCGGGGAATTTTTCGTGGGTTATTTCTTTAATTTTCTTGGGAGATTTACCCTCTTTTTCAATTGTGATAATTCTTTTTGGAATTTCGCCAAATTCTGCCGTTAATTCGTCAACAACACGCTTTTTTGCGAGTGTAATCTGTGTTTCTGCTTCGTTGGCGATGGCTTTAATATCACCACCAACACTGTCTTTTATATCTTTTACAGATTTATTTACAAACTGTGTTACCATCTTGTTAACAATTTTTTGAACCTTTACTTTGTCAATTTTAACTTCTGCCGTATTAGTAGACTGTTCAACAACAATGGTATCGTCATTTGTCATATCACAGTTTTCACAATAAACCTTACGTGCTGGACGATCCCATTTAACAACACTACCTCTCGCAATAGTCTTCCCGCATTTGCCACACTTCGTATCGAATTTTGAAATAATCTCAATTAAATCAGCCATTTAAATTCCTCAAGTAACATTCCTTTTTGCTGTCAATTCAATGCCATCATATTCCATTAAAATTGCTTTTTTAATCTCTTGATTTACAGCAATTTTATAAAATTCACTTAATTCAGTGCGAAGGTCTTGGACTGATTTTGTTCCACTTTCAACCTCTCGCTCAAGTTCATTAATTTTTTTTATAATAATTCTATCTGGTAGCCCAACAAAACTATACACTTTTAGTTCCATTTTTTAACCTCTCGTGCTCCACCTTGTGACAATTATTACAAAGTGGGATACATTTTTCAAGTTCATTTTTCACTTCTTCAATAGATGTTGCAACTCGCACCAATCTTGCAATTTTCGTGCGTTTTTTCCCTATGTGGTGAAATTCTATAGTTTCTTTTTTTCCACAGTTGGCACAGGTGCATTGGCTTTTATAATCCTTAAACCATTCACGAATGCCACGCACCTTGTTTAAAAATAATTTATTTTTCCTCATTCTTCAAACAACGCCTTAACCCGTGACGCAGGAGTGTTTTTTTCGGAATTTTGGTGTTCATTAAACATCTGTTTAATCTCTTCTTCGGTCTTCCCCGTCCGTGCCATCGCTTCTTTTAAAAGAAGTTGTTCTCCAAATTTAATAAGATGCGATGTATTTTTACTGTGTGTAAATTCAACCTGCATAATCATTTTTACAAGTCGGCTGGAATCACCGGTTGCGATAGCGCCAAGTGCCGCACCATAAACACCGATCATACCACCAAGAACTGGTGCATCATCATATTCAAATACAAATTCTGTTCCATCATCAAATACAAATTTAGCCATTTTTTATTCCTCCATTATGTTTTGTTCATTAGTCGATACCAAATCCATGCTGTTTTTTAGCATTTCATCTTCGGCAAGCATACAAGCAATTTGCTGTTCCACCCAAAATTCTTGTTCACTATTCATAAAGCAACATACCGTTTTTATAATCATCATCCAGTTTAAATTTATTTTTTTCCTTCATTTTATCAAGAATCCTATTTGAATTTGTTTGTAAAGAATGTAAAAAACATTCCCCATCAATATTCATGATACAATTAAGACAAGGTTCTCCATTTGCATTATATGGTAAATCCTTAAAAAAATTACAAAGAAGACCAAAATTGGTGGGAGTATCTTCAACAGATTGTAAATAACCAACAATTTCGGCCAATTTTAATTCTGTTTCGGTGAGCATACATAGAACCCCCCTTTATATTCATCATCGACTTTAAGTAGATTTTTTTCTTCTATGATGTCTAATTTTTCGTTGGCAATTTTGGAAATTTCTGTTAACCAACATCTATTTCCCATTTTTGAATTTGTTATTTCAAAAACACAGCCCGTACAATATGGTGTATCACCATTAGATTTAAAAAATTTACACAACAAATTGCGACTGGGCGGCAATGATACTGCGTGTAAATATCCCATAATTTCTGCATGTTGTTTATCAAATTGATCCATAATAATCACCAATGGATATTGGTGGGTTTAACCCAACGATTATATATCCAATTCCTTGTTAATATATCTCGCCAATACCCGGAACGTGCACAAGAGTAATAACATGAAATAATCATTTCACAATCAAAATAAATCACCTCAAATAATTAGCCCATAACGGGCAATTGAGAAAAAAGATATGACTCCAATTTTCCCATTTAATTTATATATTTATTAAAATATGTTCACTTTTAATTAATTTTACTTTAACAAACGTTTGATTAACTTTAGATTTTAATGAATTAACTCTATTTTCAATTAATTGTTCATCTGTAGTATTTGGTGTAAATTTACCATTTTTAACTATTACTCCATTCATTATAATGTAATAAAACATGTTACTCACCTTCAATATAAGGAATTGAATAAACATGTTTCCATTTTGGATCTTTAAGAGAATCACAAGCATGTGGACAATCCTGTGTGTCAACATCACTATCACAATGATCAACAAATATAAAAAAACACTGTCTAGATCTCGAACATTGTCTGCATTCAAAACAATGTTGTAATAAATCAGGCATTTTAATCATCCTTTCTGAGATGGTGCATACAAAAAACAACCAATACAAATTTTTTCTTTACAACTTTTCATTTCTTCCATTTCTTCTGAATGATAATTTTCAAGATGGGATTTTATTCCTGATAGAGTATTAAATCTATCACCACAAATTGGGCATTTATATCTAGTCATTTTGTTCACCAAGATTAGCAAGATTGGTTACAAATTCATTCATAATATTTGCGCCTTTATCCGTCCATGTATAGCCAATTTGATGATTGGGGTATTCGATATATCCTTTTTTAACCAATTTGTCTAAAATTGCTTTGTCAGCAATTGGATAACTAATATAAAAGTTACTCATTATAATTCCTCCAATTTTCCATTCTCAATTTTCACTTGATCCGATTTAATCATTTCATAAACTACAAAATGCTTATCACCGGGTGAATAGCACTTCATACACTCACGGCATTTGCCCGCACAATTCGGCTTTTCATCAATAGCCTTAAACCATTTATAAGTGCACACATTGAACACACCGTCAAAACCTTTTGGTGCTATGGTTTGCGGAGCATCAATATTGGGGTTTGAATATATTTTGGTAATATAATTATTATCAATTAATTTTGCAGCACTAATCTTTTTACTCCACATTGTGATTGGAAAATCAGACTTTTTGCCTTTAATATACATTGCGATTAAATTTAAATTTTCGCAATGAATATCGTTTATTAATTCACCCATTGAATTAAATCTTAACCCAATTGCCCGTTTTAAAATATAATCTCCAATCTGCTCAATTTCATGCACCGTTAACACGCGGGATGAAAGCGTATTGTAATTTTCCATGAGCGCACTTTTCAGTCGTGGATAGCGCGTGCTCATATAATATGCATAACAATGTTTGCAGATATTATCTGTTTTTCTCATCCCTGCGCAAAATGGATTAGAAATTATATCTACATTAATAGATAAAAATCCACCCATTTTTAAAGTGAGTTTATGTTCCGTCAAATTTATGTTGCCGATTTTAACCATTTCAACCAACTCTCTTTTATACACGCTCATGTGGCACGCATTTTATTTGCGACCTCATAAATTTTATTTCAAGTGGGGTAAAAAATTTAGTCGTTTCTAAATTATAGATAATTTCTGTATATCTTTCCCTGTTATTTTCGCGCTTTATAAATGTGCCGTATGGAGATAAAAATTGCATATTCATTATCATTCGTTCTATCCGTGATAATGCTTTAATTATTATATATGTGTGTAAATTTGACATTTCACTTCTCCAGATTAGCCATAATTGCGGTGTGTATTCCGCTATCTTTGCAATCGCAGGCATTTGAATACATAAGTCTTTCAATAACAGAACCAATATTTTTATCAGTCCAATTATTTTGTGGTGTTAAATTCTCACCATTCTGTTTAATGGTGCATGAGGGATTTAGTTTAAAGCACTCATCAAAAAAGTATCCGTAAACATGCCAACACGCGGCGTTTACCCGCTGACCTGAAAACCCAATCCTTGATCCGAGCGCTCTTGAATCCTTGACCTTGAGGGTAACAATATACCTGTTTCCGGTTTTTTCAAGCCTTTTAAAAGCAATATTATTATTAAAAACTTTATTTGTGTTCAAAAGTGCATTCTCAATATTTTCCCGTGTTAATCCAGTAATATAAACCATTTTATTCCTCCAGTCTTTTTAATGCCTCTTTGCATATATCATATATTTGGCACGGAATACATCCAGTGTGTTTATACTTTTCTGAAGTATAATATTTACAGTTTTCCACATTGCACGCCTCATCCCCACTGTGTGGTGGACATTTAAAAAGATCCGTATAGAGAATCTCATTCTTTAAAAGTCTCATTGCGGCAATAAGTTGATCGTTGCTCATTTTTTAAAACTCCTTTAATGCACGTCATACCACAGTGCGCGATATGACTTTATGCCAAAAAGAATAATAATAATAGCCTGCGCTGTCAATTGTAATATATTTCTCTGAAAAAATATCTGGCTCCATTTAATCAGACCCGTGGAAAATATCTGTATAAATGTCATCAATCATAGAGTTTAATTTACCCAATGGGCACGGCACTGTGTGATAAAATTTACAGCCTTCACAGTTTCCTTCTTGGCATTCACAATACCTTCTGATTTTTTTGTATCGTAATTCACATTGTTTCATGTATTCCATTTAAATCACCTACATTGTGAACGGCACTTCAATCTCCATCCCTGCACGGGCTGTCATAATATGAGTGCTTATTTCACCAGCGGAATAAATGCGTCCCGTGTCAGCATCATTATTATACTCATCGAACTCAACATAATAACCATTGTCATAATAAACATTGGTTATGTTCCCAAAAATGGTTTTAACCTTCATTTAAATCACCATTGAAGCAGAAACACACTTGTTTTCATTGTCGGTTTGAACAATAATTCTTTTTGTCCTGATCATTGTTGAGGCTGTATAAAAATTGCCGATAAATTGCCCATTTTTATACAGTGCGATAAGAATTTCTTTATCATTAAACGGAAGTGTTATAATTTCTTTTTCTTCGTTTGTTTGCATATTCCATACTGATATTTTAATAATTTTGTTTGATGAATGAATGCTTATGATTGTCCGTTCCCGCTTCTCATTTCGTGGTTCAAATTCATAGACCATTTTCTAACTCCGCTTTGTGCACGTCCTAGTCCGCCACGGGCTAGAACTTTTCGCCAAAAGGAATTTTGGGATTATGGGGATTTTTCACCTTATCTTAAAGAGCATTCGCACGATAAGGATATATTTAAGCGCCATAATCGGTTATTCATAAATCATGATTGTGTTATATTAGTTCATAACCAATCCAACACACCATCTTATGGTTTTTCGTTGTTAACTACTAGACCCAATGGTGTTACTGTTATCCCTTTATTGCAGGACTAGACAAAACAACACATAAGCGTTTTTGCACATTGATTTGTGCGAGTATTTTTTTTGTTCTTTAAATCCCCCTACTTCTCCATATAGAAGGTTCGGGCTATCTGTCAACAAAAAATTCCCAAGAACTTAAAGAAGTTCATCGCAGGGTTAACTTTCTGATATCCGGGACAAAACCTCAAACAACCAAAAAGATCCGCACAATACATGAATCCATCTAGCCAAGAACTTTTAGGATAATGATAAGGATCAACCTTATCTTAATCCCCAAATTTCCTATAACATCATCGATGCTTTGTGCGGCACGTTCTTATTGTTCTGTTTGGTTTAGACCTGATCTTTCAGGTTTGTTAATTTTGCTTATAGGGATGATAAGAAAACCTGTCTTCAGATTGTAGTTGTCTACGGTCCGAAGTATGGTGTCTTATGTGCTCTCTTGCCAATTGTCTCTCATCAGTGCTTTTTTGGTATAGTGACTTTAGCACTGGGCACATCAAATTATCTTATCCACTTCCGGCAGGGTAGCCAATCACAACCCACCGAAAAGACTTATAGATGTCTTCTCATCTGTGCTCTTGTGGTTATTGTGCGCAGGAGGGTTTTTCTCCCTTCTCACCCAATCCATATACTATCTAGGACTCATAAGTATATAAACCTGTCGGTTTGTTCTTTTGAGGGTCTAGGAACTGCAATTATTAGATAGTGCAAAAATGAACAGAAATTTTCTCATAGAACATATATGTATTAGTACAGGAATTTTATGTACATATATGAGTAATTGGTAGTATAGTGATTTTGTAACTCATTTCCAACATATATATATAAGAAGTTCTTTTTCTTTGTACTACTTTCTTTTTCTTCTTTCTTTATGTTACTTTCTTTCTTCTTTTTCTTATTATATATTAATTTTATCTCGTATATAGAGGTTAAAAACCTGCAAAAATAACATAAAAAAATAAGTAACTCCCCCCCCACTATACGTATAAATTAAAAAAGTAGTTTTCAAAACATACATACACAGGGCGTAGAATTTGTATGAAAAAAAATTTCATGCTATACATATAGTTAAACAGAAAGAATTAACTTTTTTTTGCACTTTCAAAAAAGAAGCCCAAATTGAGGTTTTTTATTTTTTAAAATGGGCTTCGATTCGTAATTAAAGCCCAAAATGAACAGATAATTTTTAAGCATAATGCTGGCTCCAATTGGCTATATCTTCATGCTGTGGGCTTTGTTCATACAAAATAGACGATAGTGCCCAGACCCGCAAAGTAGCAACTTTATTTCTATTCGTAATACTAAATAATTAGGGGTATCCATCTACTAGTAATTATAAATGGGTATGATTCATAATAATTTGTAAATTCGTAGCAACATAGTATATATTTATACAATAATAAATCATGTTGGTTAGTGCTACAAAAAGAAATATAATAACAACATTGGTATTACCAAATTGTTTATTTATAATTAAAGGAACAATAATGGATGATCACTATAATACAATAATGGTCATAAATATACATAAGGTATGACATGTGGCTGACTGGTGGCAGACATAGAGCAGACAAGTGTCTGACGATGAGAAGGGGTTATTTATCGGTATTCAAGGTAGTGTCTGTATAAGTGTAGGGTCAAATTAAATGGGCGGGCGATATGAACTTACATATAAAGGTTATCATTTAGATTTTTCAAATATTGCGTAAAGTGCTCTAATTTGAATTTAGACCATAAACTAACTTATTTCATTTTGCATATTTAATTAGAATTATAATTAAATTTGAACGGGATGCGAAACACTAATAGTATATATATCTTTTGGTTTAGTTTTTGATAAGTGGCGAAAAATAAAAATTAAAATATACGTCGGTGATAATAAGCCGCACTCTAGATCAAAAATATCGTCTGACAAAAAATTACGAAAAATAAAAATAAAATACAAAATATTTAAATATTATCAAATTAAAATATATATTATGAAATTTTGTAGAATATGTAAAACGATGAAACCAGAAATAGAATTCCACAAAGATGTTAAAGCACCAGATGGATTATGCAGAGAATGTAAAAGTTGTAGAATAGACATACAATTAAAATATCACAAAAGAACATATACGCCCAGAAAAAAAAGAACAACGTGTATAAAATGTGGTTCTCCAATACAAACTGGAAGATTATGTAATAATTGTAAAAAGCCACCAAAAAAATTATTACCGCCACAAAGGTATTGTAAAACATGTGGGGGGCCAATTTCAAAGGGATTATCATTTTGTGATGATTGTAAAAAAATAAAAAGAGTTAAATATAACCTAGAGCAACCAAAAACAATAAAAATGTGGGCACATGGGTGTATATCCAACAAAAAACATAATAAAAAATTTAATGTCACATTGACAATAGAAGAGTTAATAATAAAAGCGGAAAATACAAAAGAGTGTCCACTGTGTGGGTGCAAATTAAATTATACAGAAAAGAGAGGAAAAACGACAGGCTGTTCTCCAACAATAGACAGAATTAATAATGAATCAATAGTTTCAAATGATAATATATGGATTTTGTGCCACTCTTGTAATTCCACAAAGAGAAACAGAACACTTCAAGAATTTATTGATTATTGCAAAAAAATTGCTAATTACAAATATAAGTAAAAATATAGATTAAATTTAAATATTTTATAATACAATCCATTTATATATACTCAAAAAGATAAATAGTAATATGTTAAAGGCAATTATATTTGATGATGGGGCAGGTTATGGTGTTCTTATTTTTGAACAAAAATATGAAAAGCAAATAAGTGATATTTTAAATAAACTTACAGAATTTCAATATAGAGTTAATAGACCACCAGACACTCCAAGATTCACTGAAGAGTTATTATTGAAGCGACTCTCCGAAACAAATATAGTTTATTCATATATAAAAACAAATAATGAATATGGATTTGATTAATTATGGAAAGCAGAGAATTATCTAAACCTCTTATACAAACAGATAAACCGCACACGCTTTGTAGTATTTGTGGGTTGCTTGTTCCTGTAGAAGAGATTACAATGGAATTTGATGGTATATATACAGACTATAAAAAGAAAGCAATGGGCAAGTGGCATTTTGTGGTTTGCGAACAGTGCAGGCTTCGACTCAACGAAATCAATAATGGTGGCGAAACGGCGGCACTTATTAAAATGGGAGATGAATACACATGAAACTTTATTTATTTAATTATGACGCATTTTTAAAGACAGAAAAGAACTGTAATAAATTCGGCACAGAACTCAAGCGGCGGGACATAACATTATTATCAATTGAATATTATAATGATTTTATGATACTTGACTTTGGTGACGGCGACCTTTCAGGCCACATAATTAAATACTGTGAGGCTTATTGGGAGGCAGATCCAAAAATGACTATCGAAATATCTGATGTCGATTATCATGGCATCGCGTTATCGCTCTTTGAAATTATTGATGATATAGATACGGTGTCCGACATTGCAAAGGGCGATGATAAATTATACAGGCGGCTGGTCAGCCAGCGTGTTAAAGCCGTGGCAAAATATGTTGAGTGCGATGGTATGAATGTAAAATTTAAGGGTGAATAATATGATGGAAAATACATTAATACATGATAGAATCACAAATCGTGCTATGGTTAGATTAGAGGGAAGAAATATACGTGTGTCTTTTGGTCTTACACCAGAAGAGAAAATTCAAATAGTTGCAGAAACTACGGCGGCGATGTTTAAAAATGAAATTTGATAGTATGAAACTTGCAGTCTTTTTAGATAAACATCGGGGCTGCCAAGGCACATTTAAACTTATGCAGAAAGGAAATTATATTAAGGTGCGATGCATGGACTGTGGTGAAGTAGAGAATATTACTGGTGAGAGTCATGAATGAACGCCAGTGCCCACTGTGTCAAGATAGGCGGGGAAAAAGATGGACAGAGGCGCTTTCAAAGGGGCGTAAGACAATTCGGGAGGCGGCTGCTGCCTTCGGGATGTCTAAAGAAGATATAGAAGAACATTTATATAAACATCAGCCATCGTGGACAAATGAACCATCCAGTGTGGTAGAAACATCAGATAGAGAGTTTTATATTAGGCGGCTCGCACAGATGGGTGAAGACCTGCATGAGTTGTTAGATGATGTGATTGACTTTGGTAGCACAACGCCAGATACTATTAAGTCGGCAACCACATTAACACGCGAGATTAGAGAAACGCTGCGGCTTCTTGGGGAAATTACAAAGGTTTTAAAGAGTGAAGAGGAGCGAGAGGCGCTAATGGCTGCTGAAGAAATGAAGCAGCATTGTATGGGGCTTTCTAATATTATTGTGACGCTTGCTTGTCCATCGTGTAGAGAAAAAATAATTGGTGCAATACAAGACCAGAAACGGATGATGTTAAAATGAGTAATATGGCGATAGAGTCCCTTGATTTTATGGAAATTATGATTAGGGGGCGGTCAGATCCAGTGTGGTTTATTGAGAACGTTCTTGAGCAACCGCTTTGGCCTGCTCAAAAACAAATGATTCGTAAATTCTATCGGCATAAATATGACCCAACAAAGAAGCCATACAAACGCTGTGTGTTGGCTTGGGGGCAGAGAAGTGGGAAGACAGCAATTATGGCTTGCATCGGGCTTTATGAAATGTTTGATATATGCTGCCTTGAAAATCCGTCAAAACACTACGGGCTTATTAAAGATCAGATTATTATTATACCAGTGCTTTCTCCATCAGAAGACCAGACGATTCGTGGTGTGTATGGAAATATGATTAATTATGTTGAAGGTTCAAACTTTTTAAAAAATTGGATGGGGTGGGAGGCAACAAAAAATCACATTATATCAAAGTCAAAAAATGTGAGTATAGAGCCTTTCGGGTCATGGGCGCATACTGGGCGTGGGACAACCTCCAAGGCTGTAATTTTTGATGAGATGGATTATTTTGAAGATACAACAAATCGTCGTGGTGGTCAAGAAGTTTATACGGCAATGTCTAATTCTACAACCACATTGGGTGACGATGCTCATGTTTTTGTTATATCATCACTGAAGTCTTCTGTAAGCACAGTCAGTCGTATGCTTACTGATGCTGAAATAGAGAGGCGGCTTGTTGGAGAAGATAATACAACAACATATACAGAGTGTAAGCCAACATGGGAGATTAACCCAAAACTATCTTTTGAAGATTGTAAAAAGATATGTAATAACAATATGGCGGCACTGTGGAGAGATTTTGGTTGCAAGCCCGCTTTATGGTCTTCGATGACTTTTCCAAATGGTGTTATTCTTAAAGAGATGATAAATGTATTAGATCCTGTGGTTCGACCACAAACATTTAGGCCGCGTGTTATGGCGATAGATCCAGCAGTTAAAAATGATGCTTTTGGTATCGCTGTTGGATATCGTGGAGAAAATGATATTATATATATTGATGGTGTATATAAATATAGAAGAAAAGATGGAGAAGCGATTATATCTCCAACAGAAATAAAAGAATTTATTCGCAAGGCAATTATCCATCTTGGTGTTCATACTTTGGTATATGATATATATATGTTCCCTGACATCCTAGAAATGGCTGAAAACATGGGGGTTACAACTGTGCAGCACATTGTTAAGAAATCGGATTACGATACCCTGCGGTCATTGATGGAGCAGAAAGCGTGCACTGTAGTTTATAATTCAGAACTTAAAAAAGAACTTGAAGAATTAGAAAATAAAAGTGAAAAACGCTGTGATCACCCGCTGAATGGGAGTAAGGATGCTGCCGACTGTGTTGCTAATGTTGTGTGGCATATTACAACAAATGAACCCATTAATCTTGTTAATAATTTTGTTAGTATAAGAACATTTTGAGGTATTTTATGAATGATAAAGAAGAATTTGATATTATAGTTGATATTGAAGATATTTTTAATTCAATTATAAAGCATAATCCAGACCTTACGCCACAACAGCGTATTGTCGTTTGGGATGCATGTAATAAAGCAGTAGAAGATATTATAAATGAATCGGAGAGGGTAACATGTTTGGACGTGTAATTGAAAAAGTAAAATTAAAGTTCTCACAAATTACAAGTGTGTCAACTGGTTCTACTCAAATAACCGCAAACAAAAATATTGTTCAGAATCTTACTGGTAACTGGATTGAATTATCCAAGTTTCATGAGATGACGAAGCCAGCAATATTTTCACAGTTTATGACGCTTGAGCCAGAAATTGCTGGTGCTATTGATCGTTATGGAACTTTAACTGCTTCGGCATATAAAGGTGTATATGTTAGGCAAGGTAACGAACTTGATCAAAAAGAAATGGAGATGTTGGTAAAGGCTCATGAAATAGAAGAGTCGATGAAAATTAAAGACCATTTTGAGGCTATTGCAGAGATGTTAATGGGGCAAGGCAATTGTTTTATAATTCCAAATAAGGATTTATCTTTCACATATTTACCACCAGAATATGTTTCATACATTGAAGATATGAAGCAACTGGGAACACAGTCATCGACGCTGATTTTAACACATCCTGAAATTCTTGTTGTTAATGAGCGCGGTGTGCAGGAGTTAGAACAGCAGATTTTTAAGAAGGGCAGTTTTGTACATATTAAATACAAAGAAACGCCACAGATTGTTTATGATATTATGGGGCGAAGAACTTTTGGGTTTTATGCCATTTCACCATTAGAAAGAACAATCATGTCTATTTGGTGGAAACGACAAATTACAATTGTCGATGTTATGTGGAGATATAGAAATCTTCCAAGAGATCATCACAAAATCAATGCTGAAGTTTATTCACTTGACAAATATAGTGGTGGTGATTGGAGTGCAAAAAGAATTGCTGCTAAGAGAGACGCGGATTCGTTTATTAGTTCATATACTAACTCATTAACAGATCAGGCTCCAGACCAAGGCTATGTATCATTAGATACAGTTGATATTAAGCGTATTGGTGGAGATAGCATCAATATGGGCACGAATGAAATAATTAAGCAAATTGAAGACCATATTTGGACAGCGCTTAATATACCACCGTCAACTGTAAATGGCTCTGGTGCTGGTTCTTATGCAAGTGAACTTGTTATAAGTAATTATGTTTCTGGTAAAGTCGTTCAACTGGCCGAAAAGATTAAGCCGTTCTTATTAGATATGATGAGAAAGAGGCTTTTAGCAATTGACTCTAGTTTCCCTGTTCATGAATTAGATATGAAGTTAGAATTAACAATGGCAACTTCACAGATGGAAAACGTAAGACAAATGACACTGATGGCTGCTGTGCCGATATTTACTGAAAATGAACTTCGTGCAAAGGTTGGTTTTGAATCATTATCTGATGAAGAACGTAAAAGTATTGTAACAACAAAGACACCAGCGGGACAGCCAGAAAAGGAAAACATTACAACGGTTGGTAGTGAAGATAAGGAAGATGGTTCTTATCCAGATACTCCTATGTCAGAATCACAACACACCAGAGATACTGCTGATAACGTCTTACGAAGTGATGAAAATTCAAGAGAAGTAAGAAAGAAGTAATACAACATGTTTATATATACTCAAATATATAAATATAGGATAAGGTTATATTTAAACCTTTCTATATCTTTTTAGGTGGTAGCATGGTTACATCTTCAGACCCTATAGAGTGGCGGAATTCATCTGTTTTAAAGGTGAAAGGCGTAACTGCTAGACCCGGAACATTTATTAGTAGAGAAGGAAAAGTAACTCCTTTTACAAAAGAGTTATGCAAAACACTATTTTCTAATTTTGATTCTTCTACTCCTTCTTATTTAACACATGATGACAGAGATCCTTGTGGTTATATGTATAAGTTTGGGTATGATCCCGAAACTGATTATATTCACTACGAAGGATTTGTGTTTGATAAAAATAAAGCAGAAAAAATACAAGAAGAAGGATTCGATTTTGTTTCACCAGAACTTGAACTTGATGTTGAAGGAAACAATGTTTTAAATGGTAAAATTACAGGTGTTGCATTTGTAAGAAAACCATCAATTCAAGGAACAACTGTTGAAAAACAATTAGTGGCATTTAGCACACCTTCTCATAGATGGGATTACGGGGAATCTACTAGCGCATGGTCAAAGCCATCTCTACAAGACTTTACTGATAAATCATGGGATGAATTATCTAATAAAGAAAAAAGAGATGTTGCTGGACATTATGCGTATTCTGCCAATATGCCTCCAGTTTCTTTTGGAGATTTGAAATTTCCACATCATGAACCAAAATCACACAATGTGGTCTGGAGCGCGGTAAGCAATGCAATGGCTCGTTTAAAACAATCAAATATATCAGAGTCAGACAAAAAGGCTGTTTATAAACATCTTTCAGAACATTATAAAGAATTTAATAAAGAGCCTCCAAGAATGTTTGACGATGGAAGTGTAGAAAATATGGTAAATAGTTCGTATAATTTAACTACTTCAGACGGATCTTATGTATTCACACCCGGAACCATTACTGTTCCAAATGTTGGGCAAACACAAACTGCTCCAACAACACAGAATGTTACATACGGTGTAGCAGAAGACCCCAAAGAAAAAGAAATCGCTGATTTAAGAAAAGAAGTTGAAACTCTTAAGAATACGGTTGTAAAACCAACTGTTCAATCAGAGCAACCTCCTGTGCCAGTGCAGCAACCCACTGTGAATCCTTATAAAGAAAAATATGAGGGTGTTATTAAAACACAGTTAGATTCTGTTATTGGTGAATTAAAGAATCTAGGCGCAAAAAATGTTGAAAACATTGGAGTAGGATTAGATTCAGAACAGAGATATGCAATGCTTCGTGCTCTTAAAGAAACGATGGTGATTAATGCTCCTACGACAACTCCTCCAGAAACTATTGTAACACATTCTGTTGGGGAGTCGAATGAGTTAAAAATTGATAAGATTATGAAAGAAGCAGGTATTGATCCTGAATATAAGAAATATTTAAAAAATAGGTGATTTAAAATGTCAGGTGGATTTTTAGCAGGGGTTCAAAGCCCCGGTGTAGCATATACAATGGCAACCGCAATTACAAAAGCAGGCACTCTTGTATCTAAAGACGCAACAGCAGGACAGATGGATGTAACTGGTGCTGGTGCAAAAGCAGATGGTTATACAATGGGAACAACTTATAATGCTTTCGGGGTTGCGGAGTCTGGCGTAAAGGCCGCTGTTCTGCCGCTTATTGAAGGTAATGTTATTGAAGTTCCTCTGTTAGCAACAAACGTGGAAATCGCTGTTGGTGACGAGTTAGAAACAACTGCGGCTGGAACCGTTGATAAGAAAGACGGTGCTGGTGAGATTATTGGTATTGCTCTTGAAGCAAAAGCAATTAATGATGGGACATATGTAAGATTACTTGTGAGCAAATATACGGCAAGTGCATAAGGTGATTTAAAATGACTATTGAAACACGTAATTTTGGTTCTGGTGTAACTTCATCTGATGGAGATATTGCACTTGAAAATATTATTAAAGAAATCGTTTACCAGAAAGCAGATGAGATGATGAGTGGCAAGAATGCTATTCCGCTTCGTTCAACTCCGGGTCTTGATTATAAGTTTGTAATTCCTGAAAACTGGTTTATTGAAGCAGAGGAAATCTCTGAAGGTTCACGCGCAAATATTAAGAATATGCCTGTGTATGAAATCAGCGGAAGCCTGAAGAAATATCAGATCCCTGTGTTCATTAATGATGAAGTTAAAGCAAGGCAGATTGCAAACGCGCAGATGCAAATTTCTCTTGACGCTGCGGCTGCTGGTCTTGCATGGAAGAAAGATACTGAAATCTTTACGGCACTTTCAAGTGGTGCAGGAAATACTGTAGCGGCTACTGCAAATTGGGATGCTGCTGGTGCTGACCCCGCAACTGATATTGCAAATTCGATTGGTGCTATTCTTAATAACACGACAATCTCAGACAATGAAATTAATAACATTGGTATTTTCTATCCTGCAATTCTGTTCGGCCACACCTCCAAGCCCCTTCAGATTGGTGACGTGCAGGAGTCTTTACGCTCATGGGTAAAGAAAGAGTTTAGTATTGGGCTTTATCCAACTCGTCAGTTAACCACAACTGCTCTTGCTGTTGTTAATACTCCGCGTATGGGTGTTCACTACACGCACGACGGGACAGCAATTCCGGGTGCAGAAGAGTATCGTGAGCCGGGTGTTGGTAATGGTTATATTGTTACGTCTTACTTCAAGACTGTAATTATGCCATATGCAGAAGGCGAATCTACAACCAAATATATCACGAAATTAACAGGCGTGGATACTTAAATATCCAAAATTTTTTTTTCGGTGTAAACCGATTAAATTAGGAGATATAATATGGCAGTTAATTTAGCATCTTTAATATTAAGGGTTCAGGCGGTTCTTTCAGATTTACCTTCTAGTATGTGTACCGACGAACAAATATATATAGATTTGAAATCTGCAAAAATATATTTTGATTCAATTAAGCGTGCTGATTTTAATAATGATTCTTTAGAAGAAGAAACATTAGTTCGACTCGGAAGTTATTTTACATTTATAAATTATACAAGCCTTGCGGAACGCCAGTTAGGAACTATTCCCCAAACTTCAGATATAAAACTTCAATCTCTGCGGCGCATGGCATTGGCATTTTTAAGACAGATAACCGATTTTACTCTCAATGATGATTTGTCTGTTGATAAAACAATAGAAGGAAAAGCATTGCCTGTTACGATTTCTATGATGCCTTCAGTTTTTAGTGATTAAAATGAGAATAACTGCTAGTAAATTTGGAATGAAAAATGCTTCTAAAAAAATTAAAGATTTGAAAGAATGGATGTCAGACCCAATTGTTAAATCTAATTATAATCAAGCAGTTAAAAATATTAAAGCAAAGTGGCAACGTGATGTTCTAAAAACATTTACAGTTCGTTCCAGTAAGGGACTATTTTGTGATAATCTTTTGGCAAATGCACTTGGCATCGAGATCAAAAAAGATAGTGTTATTATTTATGTAAAGCCTATATCTCGTGCTGGAAAACAGCCATATTTTAGTTCTGGCGGTGCTGTTAATAATCTTACATCAATATTATTTCATGGAAGCAAGGTATCTGCTGGAATGTATAGTTATAAATGGGATGCTCGTGTTCGTGATGGCATACATCCCGGAACTTCACCATCTCTCATGAGAACATTGTGGAAAAGATTTAATCAATATTCAAATGATCAATTTATAAAAAAAATGAGAGAAGGATTGGATAAGGCGAGGAAAAAACCATGACAACTATAGAAAATGTTATATCTGGCCTTAAAAGTATTGGTTATAAAGTAAATCTTTCTCCTCAAGAAGCAATTGGCGCAAGAGAAGTTGTAATAACTCTTGAAGAATTGGATATAGAAGTTGAAACATCACAGTGTTATTTCTATACCCAAACATATGCCTTAAACTGGTATGCAGATAACATAGTTACGATAGTTTCTACTATTCAAGCATTAATTTCTGCTGTAGAAGCATCTACTGTTGCTACAGCAAGAAACTTTAAGTTTATTACACCAGATATTACAAGAGAAGGAACAGCATATTTGATTACATTAAAATTTCAATTTACAGAAACAATTAGTACATAGGTGATTATAATGGGTATTTCATACGTAAAAGCAACGGCAGAAACAGGAGCATATGGTTCTGGTGGTGGAGCGCCTTCTGCTGCAACAGATGGCATTAAAATTAATGATATAGACTATACTGTTGATCGTGGTGCAATGAAAGAAGAAACAACCGATAGTTATACAACCAATCAAATTCTCGGAGGGCCACTCAAAATTAGTGGTTCTATAGGCACGAACTTTAGGCCGACTTCACAAGCGCCATTACTTGCTTCTTGTTTAGGAACGGCAGTTGCAGGTGTTTATGATATAGAAGAGCCAACATCGGCATGTCTGGCAATCGGTGAAAAGGTTGGAAGCAATACTGTAGAAAGACTTCTTTATGGTGTCGGGGTTAATAGCATAGAATTTGGATTTGAAGCAAAAGAATATGTTACAGCCAAATATGATTTCATTGCTTGTGATATAGTTGATGGCACTTATGATACATCATTAACATATCCAGTTGAAGACCCTCTTGTGTTTTGGGGTGCAACGCTTGATTTGAGTGCAACAACTTTATATTCAAAATCTGTAACATTAACTATAGATCGTGCACTTGATGAAGATCAGTTTGTTCTTGGAAATTATAAATTATATAGATTAACAAGAACTGGTATTACTGATATTAGTGGGACACTGACAATTACAGAAGAACAAATTCCAGAATTAAATCGTGCAATTTACGGCACAACTGCTGGAACATCAATGCCCGTGTTAGATACATTGGGAACAGGGACACTTACAATTACTTGTATGAGGTCAAGTGGTGCTGGTGGTGCAACATTTGTTATTCCTGTAACATATACGTCTTCTTCAATGAAGTCTTCTGGTGTTGGTGAATTTGAAAAGAGCATTGAATTTAGTGTGGTTGGGAATCCGACAACATTCTTGACGGTGAGTTAAGTTATGTCAATTTATGTAGATATTAAAACAAAATCTGGTGTTTTCCGAGTCAGAAAACCAATGGGTCGTATTGGGGCAATTCATTTTGGTGTTATTACCAAATATATGTCTGGTGGTGGTGGAGAAGAAGAAATGTCACCTGCACAGCGCGAGGCTCTTGGAGAAGGATTCATTGAGTGGGCAGAGAAAGTTCTTCCAAAAATTTTAATTTCTTATACACCCGAAGGCGGTGAAGTTATCAATGATTATAAAGTAGATGATGTGACTGGTGAAGATCAGTTTGCTATATTTACTGCCATGATGAGTATCATTGAGGTAAGTGAAGACTACTTTCAAATCATTTCAAAATGATACTTGTGTAATGATAGGTGCTTTATCCGAAATAACTGGTCAACGCCCTTCTGAATTTTTCGGTTGGAACAATGAAGAAGAGTGGTTGGAAAGATTAATTTTTGACTTAAATGTTGTTGGTCTTCTTAAAAAAGAAGAAAAGAAACAATATGATACAATGCAAAGAAAAATGAAGAGGCATTAATATGGTCACAACAACAGACAAATTTATTATCAGTGTTGATACCAAATCTGGAATGGTTGATCTTGATAAATTACAGAAAAAAATAAATTCTATTTATGGTGGAGTTAACAAACTTTCAACAACAAAAGATATTCCGAGCAAAGGTATAACCAGATATACTTTTGAAATAACAGAAGCAAAAAGAAAAGTCAATGAATTAACAAAGGCAAATCAAGCATTAAGAAAATCTTATCCAAAAAATATTTCTGGTGTTACTGGTAAATATGTTGCTGGAAAACAGAAAGTTGAACAGGCAATAAGTACTACAACCAAAACTACACGAGGAGCCATACAAAATGTAGTTCCTTTAGGTAAAAGTGAATTTTTACCATCTATCAAAAAAGAAATATTAGGTGAATTAAAATCACAATTTGCCAGTGGTGCAGATTTGATGAGAGAGGTTCCCCGTGCTGTTACACAATATAACAAACCAATAGGGCCATTTCCCCAAACATTTCAATATCCGCAAGCCATAGGGCCACAATTACCAACAGGGACAACACAATATAAACAACCAATTGGCCCAAAACCACCAAAAAATATTTATCAGTATTCTCAACCAATTGGTCCACAATTACCAACTTCAACATTACAATATAAACAACCCATTGGGCCAAAACAACCACAACAAAAAGTAGAAACCCGCCTCGATAAATTTTCTAAAGGCTTAAGAAACGCAACAAAACAAGTTTTCATGATGCAAATGGGTATGCTTGGTGTATCCTTTTCATCACAGGCACTTGTAGCAAGTCTTCAGGGACTTGGGATGTCTGCTCTTACTGGGCTTGCAGACACAGAAACAGCCATAAAAAATATGGTTATTTCTGATGTTATGGGTGGGACAAATATTTTAAATGATATAAACCTTGACGATTTTGTAGATAATTCACTTAAAGCACAGGGGGCTGTTGCTGGATTAAGCACCATATTAGTTCAAATTGCAAATAAAGTATTTAGTAACCCCGCAGCAGCAGATAAAATAGCAAATGCCTTAACACAAGTTATTAATAAATTAACTGAACAAGAATTTATTGATGCTGTTATTGGTATTGTTAATGCTATAACGAATCCAGACTTTGTTAAAAGTATGACAGATGCCGCACTTCAGATCGCAAATCTTATAAAGTGGTTAGGCGAACAGGGATTATTAGATAAAGTTATATTATTAATTATTGCTTGTCAGTTCTTAATGCCTTTATTTGCGATGTTACAATTGGCATTGATAGGGCTTGGTGCTCTTCTGGCTGCTGAGGTGTTTGTTGCTATAGCAATTGTTATTGCAGTTTTATGGGCATTTACATCTTCATTAAGTGAGTTTGGGAAATCTGGTAATATTGCATTAGATGTATTTAATGTAATTTATTCATCATTTGTTAAATTATTTGAATTATTATTATATATTCCAACAGCAATATTTGATGTTATCTCTAGTGCGATTTCAGAATTATCTGGTGGTTTAATTAATATTGCTAATCCGTTTAAAGAATTTACAAATGGTCTTTGGGGATTAAAAGATATTTTGAATACAACATTTGGTAGTCCAACAAGTGGAACTTCTTATGATACTGGAACACATCAATATGTAAATATTAACTTCAACAAAAATGTTACAGGTAAAGATGCTGCATATGATGTGCAAGGTGCATTGCGCAGTTATAATAACTCTGCTATAACATAGGTGATATGATGAGTATTACATTACAAAAATATGGTGATGCAACCTCTTCAATAACACTTGATTTTAAAACTGTTTCAGAAGACACAACATCATCAAAAATGAAAATTGGAACAGGAAGTGGTATTCCAGTTTATATTAAATTCGGATTTGAGAAAAGCATCACGGCAACAGGACAAATATTTTCATCTACAAATTATAATAAATTAAAAGCATGGGATGGAGATGTAATTCTTGATTGCACGGCATCTAGTTATCCTGAAATACCAGCGACGGCATCTACAAATTATTTAATTATCGACAAAATAAAATTATCAAGAAAAGGTGGATATTTAAATATTTGGGATTTTAATATTACATTCATTCAAGGCGCATTAACAAAACTTAAAAGGTGGACATAAATGGTTACAGTTACAGATGGCACGACAGTTCGTGATGTCTACGATATGGAAATCACAGAGTCTACAAATGAACTAGACGAGTGCGAGATATTAACTGATGGAATTTATTCAGATAATATCGCAATCACTGTGTTAGATGGTGCAACCACACTTTTTACTGGCTACCAGAAAGATGTAGAGCAGAATGACAAATATAATGTTACATACCAGATTACTGCTCGTGAAAAGGCAGTAGAAATGCAATATGTAATTCTTAATTCTGGTAGTTCAACAACATTTACAAAAACAGATACAGTTAATAATCTTGTTGCTTGGGCTGTTGCAGCAGTTAATACAGCATATGGTTATACTGGCGGAGATGCTTGGACAGTTGATTCTGGCTCCAGTTCAACCGAAACATTTACAATTGGTTGTTATTATACAAATGCATTGGCGTTTCTTCGTAAAGTGGTTGTAGATAATCTTGGCAAAAAAATATGGTTTGAATCGGCAACCAAAAAAGTATATTTTGGTGATTATTATACAGACCGAACAGCCAGCCCCATAGATTATATAGATAAACAAGAAATCAGAGACTCGAATAAGCGTGGCTGCACCAAAGTAATTGTTATTGGGCAAGATTCTTCTATAACTGGAACTGCTGGAACTGGCAATTTAACTCGCGTATTTGAATATTTGTCCGCAACAACCACAACAGAATGTGAGAACCTTGCTACTGCATTATTAGCAGACTTGCAAAATTCAAAAGTTCAATATAATGTAACGCTGGATGAAGGAGTGGCCTGCAATGTGGCGGATTATATTAATCTTGATGGAACCAATTATGTAGTAACAAAAAAAGTAACAACTTTTGATAGAGTTGTAATAACTACTGGTGGCTTAACAACTTCTTTGCTTGATACGCTTGGAACATCAATCACCGAAATCAGTGGTGAGACCGTTACTGGTTCAGATGCCTCGTGGTCTGGCGGCAATACTAACGTCGCGGCAAATGCAGCATCAAATACAGAGTTTGTTTTTGATGTGGCCGATGTTAATATGATCTCAAATGCTGTGCTTGATGTTACTATTGGCAGTTTTATTAAGTCTGCAAGTGTAAATGCAACAACTGAATATCTTTCAGATGTAAGTCAAGTTTCTTCTGCGTCTGGTTCGGATTCTTCTAATTTTTTATCAGCAGGATCTCATTATTTTCCTGATTCAACTGGTGTGGATTTAACAAATGCTGGCGCTAATTATTTAAGTGGGTTTCAATTTGGACTTGTTCAATTCCATGCATCATTTGGTGTTACTGGTAATATGTCGAGCACGACATTAGAATTACAATATAAACTTACGGGTTCTTCTACTTGGTATTCGGCTGGATATTATGATTTATATTTAAGTTCATCGTCTGAACTTCAAGATTTTAATTTAATGGGATTATTTTCTGGTTCTACAATGCAAGAAACATCAAGTCTAAAACCATATGTGCGTGTGTTAATCTCGGTTCCATCAGTTGATGCCAACAAAATACGTCCGTATAGATGGAAAGTGTTTGGGCAGCGTGTTACACGTCATGCACATTCAGTTACTACAGTCTATGACAAATCAACAACGGGCACACCGCCAAGTTCAGTTAATGTAACAATTAATTCAACAAGCATCGGTGCAGTTACACCGGGAACAACTCTGCCAGATATCACCAGCCACTTAATATCTGGTAAAAATATTATTAAAATAAAAACTCCAAGTGGTTCTAATAACCAGTGTTCTGTTAATCCAACAATCACATATCAAACACTTGGTCGATCTTAACTAGTTTTTTTGTGAATCATTACATATATATTCTGTGAGGGAATTAAAACATGCAAGAAAAACCAAAGATAATTAGGAAATTGACAGTAGTGCATATGAGGGATGGAAAAGTTTTACAAGTCGTAAAGCCCTATTCTGATGCCACGTTATTTGAAAAAGTCTTATATTGGTTAGGACTGAAAAATTTTACCAGATAAAAGAAAGGTGATGAAACATGACTTTAATGAATGTCGGTATTAAGGATGTTGCCACGCTCATCAATACTAAATATGATTACGTGGCGATTGGAGAGGGAACAGCCCCAACTGCAACAGATACGACACTTGCCAGTGAAGCAATGCGTGTAAATTCTGTGAATACATTAGCAACAACTACTGTTACAGATGATACTTCGCAGCAAACTGCTACGTTTAATATTACGTCCACGCTGGCAATTACTAACAGTGCTATTTTTGATATAGATACTGCTGGAACAATGCTCTGTGGTCAGGGATTTTCTGTTATTAACGTTGTAAATGGTGATACATTGATAACGGTGTGGACTGAAGTGGTGAGTTAAATGGCTGGTGCGGCTGTTACAGAAATAACTTCGGTTGCTGCTGGAGCATATCTTTCAATACAGCCCGGTGCTGGTGTAGAATGGACTATCCATAATATTTCAGTTCCGATTGGGACTTCAGCAGAATTATATAAGTATAATGGAACAAATGAAATTCTTGTAGATAGCAACCCATCTGGTGGCTGGTCAGGAGAATTTTTCCACAATACAAATAGTATTTATTACCGCGTAAAGAACACGTCTGCCTCTACAGCGTATTTTGGGTATGACGGTATTATTAGTGTAGATTAAGGTGATTTAAATGGCACTTAAACTTCGTGTAAATAGAATTAAAGCACAAGAAATGGTTGGGGCTTCTGGAGCCACAATCAATGAATTTAGTACAGACGGAACAATGGCGGGCAACTCTGATGCTGCTGTTCCAACAGAAAAAGCCGTGAGAACATATGTGGCATCGGCGGTTACTACCCCTGATATTGAAGGAACAACAAATGAGTCTTTCACTATTGATAATGATGCGACTACTGGTAAGATCAAAGTTCAGCCGACTGCTGGTGCAGCCGATAAGACGATGACTCTCACTAACACGGCTCTTACTGACAACAGAACTATTAATTTTAAGGATGCAGATGGAACGGTTGCTTTTACAAGTGATCTTTTGCTTCGTGAGGTTCGAGACTTTAGTATGTCTTTTGAAACTGGCGAGCAGACAACCACAAAGATTTACTTCCCTTATAAAGTAACAATTACACAGATTCGTACTATTGTTATGAAGGAGATCGCTGGCACGGACGATGCTACTATTACTTGTGGTAATTCTACAGGCGCATCAACAGGTGGTGTTGTAACCATTACTGCTGCGGCTACTCTTAACGACGAGGATAGCGCTACGCCAACAGATAACAACGTTGTTAATTCTGAATCTTATTATTACTTAACAACCGCCAAATCAACAGCGGGTGGCAAGGTTTTAGTTTCTTTAGAATATCTTCGCACAGCATAAGAATATCAATTATTTTTTTTAAAAAAAGGTGAACATAGATGCCACGTAAAATTCATGGTCAAAATACAAAAGATATTATACTTACTGGTGTTGGAGATCCAACATACAAAAAATTGGATAAATTTCTCGATGCTTACGGTAGTGCTGGTATTTTTGAGGGTGGCACTATTTCAGATTCAGGAAGTGGACAGATTGATGTTTCGGCGGCAATGGGTGTTATAAGAACAACTGATTCCGAAGTCGGAGAACTTATAGCATTTGACATTGACACTATAACAAATGTTTCTCTTACTGACAACTCAATGAATTATATTTATATTGATTATAATTCAGGCACACCAATATATGCAGTAACAACTAATTACGATAGCATTAATCTTCATTCCCAAATTATTATTGGGCGTGTTTATAGATTAGGAACATCATTATTCATTTCTAATGTTGGGCAAGATATTCAAGATACCATTTTAAGAGATTTAGTCCGTATTCAAACCGCAAGGCGTTTAGAGTGGGCTTCTGGTTCTATATTATCATTTGTTACGGCAACTCGGCAGCCAATTGTGTCTGCTGGTGTATTCTTTTCAAATTATGATAAAATTAATATGGCGGCTTTTAATGCCAGCGGAACTGATAGATTTACTACATGGTATCGAAATGGTTCTGGTGGGTGGTCATATGTTACAGCACAACAAAATATAGATAATGCTAATTATGACAATAACTCTGGCACGCTCCAAGCATTGGGTGTGGGGGATTATGGTGTCCATTGGATTTATCAATTAACAGATGGTTCTATCCATGCACAATATGGTCAAAATACATATAGCAGTATTGCAAATGCGCGTAATTCAACTGTGCCAGCATCGCAGCCACCGCCCGTGATAGGACTTGGTATTTTAATAGGAAGATTAATAATAGCAAGAAACGCAACAACAATTTATGAAGCATCTTCAGCGTTTTCAACAACTTTTACTGGAACATCAACAACAAACCACAATGATCTTGCAAATATACAGGGCGGAACTAGTGGAGAATATTACCACTTAACATCGGCGGAACAAGTAGCCGTTGGAACTATCGGAGATAAGATAGCAAAGGCAACAAATATTACTGCTATTAATGATTCTGGTATTGCCGATGGGGAGATTGCAGTATTCAATCTTACTAATAAAGATATTAGAACTTCTGATAAAACAATTGTAACCACTCTTGGCTCCGATGATACAAGTGTTCCAACCTCAAAAGCAGTTAAAGATGTTACTGACGGCAAAATAGCAGCGCCGGCAACACCAGCACAGGGAGATATATTATATTATAATGGAACTACTTGGGTTGTTCTTACGGCTGGAACAAATGGTTATGTTTTAACAACTGGCGGCACTGGGGCAAATCCTTCGTGGGCTGCTGGTGGAAGTGGCGGCGGTTTATCGGAAGAAGAAGTAATTGCTCGTGCAATTATATTTGGAGGAATGATTTAATATGGCAGTTAATTATGCAAACATATCATCTTATGAGATAAGTTATTCAGCGGCTACAGTCGCAGATTTATTTACGGCGACATCAGATACGGTTATTATGGGTGTAACTGTAACTGGTTTATATGCGGCTGGTTGCACCGTGGAATTACAAATTACAGATGGTTCAAATAATATTCTTGGATATCTTATCCCGCCATCGACATCATTATCGCAGAATAATGGTTATGATAATAACATCAAGCACGTTCTTGAAAGTGGATATAAACTTCGTTTAATTTGTTCGGTGGCTTCGACATCAACGCCTATGAAACTCGTTGTTAGTTATGCAGAAGGAATGTCGTAAGGTGATTTAGATGGAAGTCCAGAATAAGTGGGCTAAAGACCCTCGATGCGTCCTACTCATGCATATGAACGGGGAGAACGACGGGACAGTCTTTTTAGACGAATCCCCATCTCCAAAGACCATTACTCGTTATGGGGATACCAAAACATCAACGACAAAAAAGCGATTTGGTAATACTTCTGCATTTTTTGACGGAACTAGTGATTATATTACATGTGGAACGAGCGCGTGGGGAACGAATGATCTCACAATATCTGTTTGGTTTTATCCAACGGCATATGCAGGATATATTTTGGATAGCATTACTAATTCTTTACGTGGTTTTATTTATCTACAAGATGCAACACATGTGCGTTTTGGACCAGACTCAGGATTTTTAACATTCACGGTGTCAACGATTGATTTGAATGCGTGGCATAACATAGTAATTACAAGAAAATCTGGTTCTGTTACGATGTGCATAGATGGAGTCTCTTACACACCGCAAACACTCACAACAAATTTCACTGATACGGGACTAACTGTGGGCACGTATAATCTTCACAATGCTTATTTTTTTAATGGATATTTAGATGAATTGGCAGTTTGGATTGGAGTAGCAATTCCCATCGAAGATTTATATCCAGCCCGTGCGCCATTATACGACTACGCAATCGCTGAATGGGAGGGACAATAATGGTAGTAAAACCGCAGATTGACAGGTTTGATCAATACATTCCATACCCGCAAAATCTGAAACTTCTGCTCCGTGCTACTGATGCCACAACAAGCGGGATGAAAGATTTCTCTGGATACGGACGAGTTGTTACAAATTCAACTGGTGCAACTGGTTCAACCACGCAGAAAAAGGTTAACCCATACTCGATGTATTTTGATGGGACTGATGATGTGATAAGCATTCCAGATTCTACAGATTTTGCTTTTGGGGCCGTTAACTGGACATATTCTTTTTGGATTTATCCATTAGCACTTCCAACGTCAACGGATTCCATAATGATTATATCACAATACGTTGATGCAAATAATTATCAATACATACATTTATATGGAGATGGGACTATATATTATATAAATCGTTCTAGTTCTACAACAATAACAGAATTTCACGCAACACACGGAATGACTATTAATAACTGGTATCATCTTTCTGTTTGTAGAAGTGAAAGTAATCCACGTATTTATATAAATGGTATCTCTTTATCAGTTACAGAAGACACGACAATATCTGGAAAAACTCTCGGAGATATATCAAGTGTTCTTTATGTCGGGGCAAACAATACCACGGGTTTTAGTAATGTTTATTTAGATTGTATTAATATTTGGAAAGGTGTTGCAGTCCCAATTGAAGACCTCTATCCACAACCAAAATCATTCAGTTTCAGGAGAGCATAATCATGTTACGTCCACAGCACATTGAGCAGAAACAGCCTTACGTGGATGACTCCTGCAAACTACTCCTGCACATGAATGGCGTGAGTGGCAATCAGCAGTTTATTGATTCCTCGAATAATTCAAAGGTTGTTACACCTTATGGTAATGCTTGTCTGTCTAACTCACACTATAGATTTGGTGGAACGAGTGCGTATTTTGATGGGACTGGGGATTATTTAAGAATTGTATCATCCAGTATTCCAACAGGAACATCAAATTTTACAGTGAGTTTTTGGTGGTATGAATCTAGTGGAACACCAAATTATCCAACCCCATTTTCGTTTTCCACGGGTGGTACGTATGCAACCAGCAAAATATTTATTGAAGGTCGAACTGGTTTAGGTTCGTTCTTGCTTCACACACCAAGCGTCAATTCTACGTTTACGTTCACAAGAACGCAAACTACTTGGAATCATTGGTGTCTAACACGAGAAAATGGTTTATATACATTATATTATAATGGTATATCTGTTGGAACAGTGTCAGATACCACCAGTAATACTTCTACATATCTACAAATTGGTGGAGATGGTAGTTTTTATACCACTGGATATATTGATGAATTTATTTATTGGAATGGAATTGCTTTTCCGATAGGGATGCTCTACCCACAACTTCGACCATATGGCTACCCAATAGGAGGAACTTAAAATGTTTGTAATAATGGATCAACAGTATCTCTCACAATTTCCACAAGATATAATGTCAGAGGATGGAATGACAGTTGTAACTGCCGCCGCATATGGCTATCATCAACTCGGCGCAGACCCCAACTCTGACATGAGATTCTTGTTTATTGATGGAGATATTGCGCAGTTTATAGTTGACTTTAGTGGCAATTATACAGAATCAACTGTATTGCCCCAAAATTATCAGCAAACATGTTGCCATGAATTTATTTATGGGCGCACACTTACCAAGGCTACTATTGTGGCGTGGCAATATAAGTATCATGAAGAGAATGCATTGGTGCGGCAGCGCATTGATAGTGGAGAAGATACTGATGAGTATCTGGTTTATACTAATTTCGTAGATTCTATACCAAGCGAAAATGGATACATAGCAGAATATTAAACAAAAGAGGAATAAAAATGCCAGACAGCGTATGTAGTATATATAAAGAAAACACAACTGGTGCTTTAACATCAGTAAATGCAGGAACAGCGACAACTATTGATTGTAGAAATTTCACTTCTGGTTTAATAGCCATAAAAAATACAGGTGAAACTAACACGTTACAATATAAAATTGACGGATATTCTAATTATAGTGGTGTGGCTGGAGCAATAGCAGATGCAGCATTAGCAGATATAGCACCGGGCGCAACTGTAACACTTGCTTTCAGTTCTGTGCCTCGCGCCAAGCGTGTTATTACAATTACCCCAAAGGTTGCAAGTTCACAAAGCACATATGTTATTGAACATTGTTTAGGATTATAAGGTGATTAATATGAAAATTACATGTGAAGGTATATATTTTAATAAATCAAGTATTGCCAGCGATGATGAGCCATTTACAAATTTAGTTATTGAAAAAGATGTTCTTGACCGTTCATCTGGTAATATTATTGCACGGTTTGATTTTGAAATTGAGTCAAAAAGTAAACTTGTGTTTGAAGTATTTTTCGATGGTATAAAATTAGATGAATATGGCACAAATCTTCCATACATGGAAACCAGTGGAAAATACGACACCGTGCTTTTCAGGTATCCAAATTCAGCAAAAGCAAATCGCGCAGGTGTTCATAAAATTCATGTAAAATGTGGTTTAATTTCAGGCATTGTTGAAGCATCTGAAATCACAGAATGGAAAGAAGTTGAAGCCATTTCAGAAGCAGACTTTTATATTAAATTAAATCCAAATAAAGCCCCGCGTGATTAAAATGACAAAAACTTTTTTAATTACCGAAGAATTAGCAAATGAAATTCTTGATTATCTTGATGATAAGCCGTATAAAGAAGTTTATAAAATATGTGAGGGGCTTCTGCACCTAAAAGAACTTACAACAGAGGTAAAACCATGAGCGACATTAAAGTTGGTGCCGAAGAAATTGAACAGGTTCATGCTACAATTGTAGAAACAAAGCCAAATGACCCATATGATACGCCAGCAGAACACGCCGAAACAAATGATTTTATTTTTAATACTTTCTTCTTTTGGACGGGCGCAGGTGGCACTTTTAGCACATGGCGGGAAAGACATATATTTCTTCGTGGCTTTTTTAATGGCTTTAAAACAGAACTTCAGGCAAAGTTTGATGCCGTGCCTGTTATATGGGAAGATGAAGGACAGTATTATGAGTTTGGACAAGAGGCTGGATACGTGGTTCGCAATGCATTAATATTTGCTTTCTCTGGAAGTATTGCAACGCTCTCGGCTCCAACTATTTTAGATATTATTAAAAGTGTGATATAAATGCCATACGATGAAACTGGTAAATTCTATACAATAGATGGTATTGGCGAAACAGGTGAACAAATTTATTTTCACTCTGTTACTTCTACTGGAAGGCGCACATTTTATAATACAGTTTATACATATCTAGGTGAAACATATAACATATCTGATATATTATTAAAATCTGCTGGTAAAACACTGGAAGAAAATATTATATTGGTGGCGACTCCAATTAAATCAATTACAAGAAATATAATAGAATCTATATATATTAGTGATTTAATTTCTAAAATATTAACAAGAACGATGAGCACAGAGAACATTGCCATACTGAATAATATCACTAAAAAGCCATTAAAACCGCTGACTGAATCAATCGGTGTAAACGACTCATTAACAAAGGCTCTGTCCCGCACTGTGGTAGAATCAGTTAACATAACTTGTAATTTAATAAAAACAATAACAAGAAACATAGCAGAAGTTATAACCATAAATGATTATGTTGATTCTTTTCGTGCTATCCTGAAGTATTTATCTGAAACTATTACAATAACGGCAACAATGGGGCAGCGTTCAATTAGTAAAGTGCTCACAGAAGGTATTTATTTAACTTCCAACATAAGTAAGGTAATTACACGCATAATACCTGCGGAATCTGTAGTTCTAAACATATATATTCTACGAGCAACTTCAAAGCGATTCTATGAGTCTATTGTAATTGTCAATTCGCTAGTTAAAAGTTTAACAAGAAATATCATTGAACCAATTACTATAACCACAACTGGTATTTTAAGTAGATATGTTTATTTGATATTAAATGAATCAATCGCGGTTGTTGATGCTCTTATTAAAACACCAATGAAAACGTTGAGTGAAAACATAATAATAAGTGAGAACAGGCCAGTTATAACACTTACCAGAGTAATAAGACAACCAATCAATATAATAGCAACGTGGCACAAGGCGTTTATGTTGTATTTAAATGAGAATATTAATATCACTGATGGTTTAAACAGGTTGCGCCCACTGGCGGTTACAGCACGGGCTACTGTTGCTGCATCTTTGACTAAAATAACACAAGTGTTTTTGGGTGGTGATAAAGTTGAGTGACCGCAGGATTATAGGAGATACACTTCCTTTTGAATATGAATTGAAGTGGAATGACGGAACCCCAATTGATTTAAGAGATGTCGCAACTGTTTATTTAATTATGCGGCTTGATGATGCATCTTCCGATGAGATAAACGGCGAATGTGTTATAACCGATGCCGAAAATGGGAAAGTTGCATACAATTTTTCTTCTACTGAAATTGACACGGGTGGCATGTATAAGTATAGATATAAAATCAATTACGTTTCAGGTAAAATATTAACAGTCCCAAGCAATGATGTGTTGTGGCTTTATTTAATTGATCCCACTTGGATGTGATTATGATGTGTGAATATCAACCAGTTTCTTTTTTACCCATCATTAAACAGATTCATGAGCGCATCACAAAGAAAGAAGAAGACTGTGAAGAATTATTTGATGATTCTTATAAAAAATTTGAAAATTATAAAACGGGGTGAAACATGGGATGCTCTGACCCAATTAATAATAATGAAGATTGGAAAGAATGGAGAAATTATGTATTAAAAGAATTAGAGCGTCTTAACAATAATTTTGACAGCCTACAAGAAAAGCAACAAGAAATTAGATTAGATATACGAGAGATACAAACAAAAATTTATATTGGTTCTATAATATTGTCACTTGTAGTATCTATAATAACAACAATAGCCATGAAATTAATTTAAGTTCTAAAATTCTTCATAATTTCGATTTGTTTATCAAGACTAAATGATGGCATTAATTCGCACAGTTCGTCCACAGTGTTTGCGGCGATGGCAGCGGTTTTGTCATGGTCATAATCTTCATCAATAATTACCGAATTAAGTTCACGGAGCAATTCTGTAATGCGGTCAGCACTCTCGTCTTCTTTGTCCTGCCGTTCTAATGCTCCTATTTCTTCGGATATAGCCTTAATTTCCATCTCCAGTTTTTCTTTTTTTGCTCTTATAGCCAACTCTTTTACAGTAAGGTCTGTAGATTTTCCCATAAGGGCGGTGCGCTTCTTCTTCAATTCATTAAGAAGTGTAAGGTCTTTTATTACGATGCCAGTAATATATTGATCGAGTGCACGGTCTAAAATATTGGTAAGGGTATAACCCATGCTTTTAATTGCTTCATACTTCTCTGGATCAACATTAACCGTTGTTGCTTGTTTCTTCGCCATAAATATTACCTATAAAATATTTATTATTTTTATAATTTGTAGTTTCAATTTTATATACATTACCAGTTGATAAATTAATATCAACTGCATTCCATGTGTCGTCACTATGAGACTCCTCTCTAAACCACAAACAATTTTCATGTAAATACAACGAATGTGTATCCGATGTAAATGAAAGTGTTTCAATTTTATTTTCATCAGAAATATATTGAATATCAAATGAATACATTTGAGGATATTTATGATCAATTTTATATTTTCTTTTAACTAATTTACCAATTGGATCTGATATAAGTGAATTTATTGTGACTGTATTTTTACAAATATCAAATGTATAATAATAAGAATTGTTTCTTGATAATTTTAAATATTTATAATTTGATTTAATTGTAAAAAAATTACTATTAAATGATATTTGTTTATAACATTTATCAATTTTACAATAATACCATGTATGAAAAAAGAATTTCATTTTTTAAACACTTCTACTTTTGAACCACGCTTCTGAATCATTCCATAGCGCACCATGTCGGTGATAAGATCAGTAACTTGTGGAATATTAAGACCAAGCATTGTGCACTCTTCATATACTTCTGCAATATCAGCAGAGCCACCAAGACCGTGAATGATGCTCATCATCTGAATATATGTTACGCCCTGATTAATCTTCTTGCGCCATTCCTTTTCATGATTAAAAAGTTCTTTGACGCGCTTATCTTTCATATCAACATAAATTTCTTTTTCAATTTCTGTCTGTGTTGCAAGGGTTGCCCCAAGCAGCATATTATTGAAAAATGTTGACTCGTAAGAATAAATCTTTGCACGCTTGTATTCAGTCCATACTTCGGGTGCATACGTTACACGTTCAATTTTATCTAAATCTTTAATGAATGTTTTCTGCCGAAGCCAAATTTTATTCATTTTGACGATATCGGGTCTTTGTCCCTGCTGTTCTTCCTGTGATTCCAGTAAAATGTCATTATCTTTTCTGGTTGGAATAAAAAGTAAATAACAAAGTCTGCGTCCAAGACCAGAACTAATATTTAACACAGCGGGCTGAATACCTGTCCATAGTGTCAAGTGCGAAGTATATTCAATGCGCTCATTACTTAATCGCTTAACAATTTGCCCAGAGTCGAGGGCAGAAAGTAACTGGCTCTCCATCTGCCCGTTACCTTGCACAGAAAGAGCATCAGTTAAACCTTTAAATTCATCAATGAGCATTATGCCATCTTGATACTCTTCTGCTGCTCCAACATATCTTGTTTTTATGCCGTTTGTTGTTGCTGCGGTTCCTGTAAAGGCGGGGCTTGTCATTTCTTGTTCGCGCCCAATTTTCACACCAGAACCTTTAAAGATTGCATACTCATCTCCTGCCATTTGTCGTAAAAAATACGACTTCATGTAGCCAGCAGGTGCACAAAATAACAGATGAAGCCTATTATTTGGTAACATGCGTCCGACATAATAAATTTTTCTCTTACGATTCATTAAATTAAAATTGTGTAACGCAAAACTAGAAATGTAAAATGGGGCATATGTTTCATACTTGTAAATATCGCGCTCCTTCAATTCTTCCATTGCATCATCATAAATTGACATTTGGTTCTCCAATTACTTCTTTTATTTCACCAGTATTTTTATTTCCATATAAATATATTTGTTTTCCTTTCCAACAGCCGCCACCCAAAATCTTCCATTCACTTTCTTTTTCTTGCATCCCGTTTCACTCTCGCTGCTTCTTGTCTTTCTTTGATTGGAATAAATAACTCTTTTAAAATAGTTTTGCTCGCATCACCAAGCATCGCGTCCAACTGTGTTTGTATAGTTTCAATAGGAAGGTTTTCATCTATTGCTATTCTAATACCTTCATCAAGTTCAAAATGTAAAGTAATATATTTCATGATAAACTTGCACCACACGTAGGACAAACAAAATCATTATCAGTTCCAGATTTTTTAATATAAATTAAAGGATGTTCAAAAAATTCATAGAGTTGTTCTTGTGTCATGGTTACACTTATCTCCATTCTGATTCTTCGATGAATAGGCCCATAATGTTCTATCGTATAATTTAAACAATTTACTTCTTTTAACATTTAATCACCGGTCGGATGTTTAGCATCATAATCATTAATAGCACGTTGATGCTTTTTTATTGCTTCCATATAATATTTTATTTCAAATTCTCTTTTAATTATTTCTGCTTCTTCTGTTTTAATAATTTTTTCGAGAATTTGTCTTACTAAAATAGATGTTATTTCCAAAACTCCCACCACTTCTTTTTAGATGACACTTGTTTATATTCATCAATTTTAAATCCTTTCAATAGAATTGATATTTCATCGCCAGTAATTATGTTTTCACTTACAACTTTTTCCCATTGAGTTCCGTCATAATCACAGATAACAACTATTTTATACGTTAGTTTTGCGTTTAGTTCGTTTTGCATTTGTTCTAGTGCTTTTTTTGGTATCATTGTTTTCAACCTTTCCATTAAGAATATTCAAAATATGCTGTGCTTTTACTTCACCAATGCCTTTAACACGCATGAGTTGTGTTTTTGTTGATTTTGCAATTTGGCTTACATTGCCAACAATCTTGGTTAATTCTTGAAATTGTTTTACATTAATTTTAAAGGCGCGAGCAAACAACTGCTCTGGTTTACAGGTTCCGGGCTGCATGTATTTTTCTTCTTCTATATCAACAATCAATGACACCATTAATGACAAACAATTGTGTATATCTTCAGTCCAAATTACCAGCATGTGATATTGACACATACATTCGGCTATTATAGAAATAACCATTTGTTCATTCACAATAATTTTCTTTTTGTATCGAATCATTTTTGCATATTCTGTTAAATTGCCATGAATGACAAGAACAGGCACTTTATCATGGAGCGCCATTTTACAGCATTGATTTTTTAATCTACCATCTAAAATAGAAGAATATAAATCCCCAATTTCTTTTCGTTCAACAATCGCGTGGTCTGAAAGAAAATCACCCTCATTGAGTAATACAGTATTAAAATTAATCTTTCCTTTATATTTGCGTTTAAGATATGAAATTACTGCCTGCGGTTCACGACTATCAATAGTAATATTAATCAATTTAACCCGCCCTCGTCGCAATTATAGATTTTTCATGAACCCAACATCTATTAAAAGTGTAATTATTATTTTTTGTTGAATCAAAATCAAGTAAAAAATATTCACCAAGTATATCTACAACAGTTGCATTTTTTATATACACAGTATCTACAACATCACCAAGATTTACTTCCATAATATTTTCTCCGTGATTTTGTCATAAATTACTCCTTCGTTTTTAAGAAATTCAATAAACAAAAATAAATCAGACGGATTCAAAACTTTTAAATCATATTTATATTTAAATTCATCAATATAATTAATAAGTCTTGTTTTTGAGATATTAATTCTGATGGTTCCGTGCGGTATTCCGCGCTGATCAACTAAAGTAAAATTATTAAATTTAATTTCTTTTTTTACCATTATTCTTCCCCCCATTCTGCATGAATAATCCTGTGGCAGTTTGCACAAACAACAACTGTTTTCTTTATTTCTTCTTGCACACTTTTTATTGAGTAACGGTTATGCACGGCGTGAAAGATACTAAATTTCTTTTCTGCGGGATTAACATGATGAAATTCCAGCACTCTCACATCGGTTTCTCCACACCGTGTGCAAGGATTATTCCGTTTATAATCTTCTATAAATTGTTTTAATTCTTGTCTTTTCTTTTTTGCATATTCAGACCGATTCATTAATTAAACCCCGCACTGTGCATATAGTTCCATAAATAATAATTGGAATACAAATTATCATCATTATTAATTCAATGTCCCGTTCTCCATAATTATTAATTGTAAACACAGTTGTATCACAATTAAAAAAAGCAGTAAACCAAAGCCCAATTAAAATAAATGACCATGCAAATGTGATTCCTGTTGAAAATAACATTAATTTTCTTTTAGTGTCCATATAATACACTCCTTACCGTCAAATCTTTCTACACTTGGGGTCATGTTGTAATGTATGCATATTTTTTCCATTGTGGTCATTGGGTCAACAATTTTCACGGTATATTTTAACAAAAGCAAATTCTTTAAAAATTTTCGTAAATAACCACGATTCTTGTGTTTTGACTGTATCACTTTAATCCATACTGTTTTATGACAAATTGCAATATAACCACAAAATTTATTAGGTGTCCAACCAATAACAGAAGATGGTGATGGTTCAATTAGTTCCATTACACAACTCCTTTAAATACTCAAGGTTTGGTTTTCCGTCTTTAAAAGTATCTTTTGATTCATAGAAATTGTCTTCTATTTGAAGCACAGGAGCCTCAATCGTAAAACAGCCATTAACACGCATCTCTGCAATTGACTCTGGTGACTGCATATCAGTTTCGACAAATTTGATATTTAAGTTCTTTAGTGCGTCCTTGAGTTGCACACAATTTGGGCAAACCTCTAAAGTATAAACGATAATATTACTCATTATTTTTCCACCCTCTATAAGCAGTAATTAAATAATACCCCTGCACACAGATAGTTATTACAAGAGGCAAGCATGTCCAAACTCCGACAATTGCACCAAGTATAACAATCATATTAATTGGATTTCCGACCATCCAAATTAAATAGCCAACTCTTCGTTCATACTGCACATCACTTGATACAAACCAAGATCCAGCAATACTTAAAACAGCACCAAGTATTGCCAGAGAATATCCCACCAATTCATACATATTCAATCTCCTATATTAACCCTGTGTCTGTCTCTGACTTCTTGTTCTTTACCGGCATTAAAGCCCCGCAGATCATTTAAATAGCCTGTGACCCGTGTAATTACTGTGACATCATGACAACCACAAACAGGGCAAACATAATCGCCACACACGGGGCAAACATGAACGCCTTCTGTAATTTCGTGATGGCAGTTAGTGTGATCTAAAATACACATTAATATGGAATCTGGAAAACCACAGTCTGGACAAGTTTTTGTATTATAGCCAGCGGCATGACAAATAGGACATTTATAACGCTTTAATTCTTCTGGCAATTTGGTTAAATCATTTAAACCAATATACTTTTTGTATTTTTCTGGAACGTTAATCATTTACTATCTCCTCAATTTCGGCAACCAATGCATTAGTTATTGCCATATTAATTGTTCTTTCTCTATAATAATTATTATTCCACTTTGTTCTATATAATTTTGAACTTCTGAAAATAATATCAACATCTACTGGATTTGTTGTGTAACGTGCAATAATATAACAAAGAGCGAAATCTGCCTCTGATTGTGAATTATATTTTTTATAATCACCACTAAATAATTGTTTAAATAAATCATTGTGCCGCCCACGTAAACATTTATTATATACATTTTTTACTTGTTCTTTACTTGTTTTGGAGTATTTATGTATAACAGAAATATTATCAATAGAAGAAAGTGTTTGCTTTTTTGTTGGGGGTGTAAGTTTCTCAATAAAATCGTTTATAACTTGCTCACAGGACATATTTATATGGAATGGCGTTCCTGCAATGTGATTACCAGTAAATGTAAAGAATCGTCCATGTGAATATATTTCTTTATTGCCAGAACGACATCTTGATCCATCTGGTATTTTACCTTGACATATACAATGAACACCCTTTCCCGATGGAGAAAATTCAGCATATGAATTAAACGATTTTACTTCGTCAAAAATTTCAGATAGTTCAATTTTATCCCAATCAATTCCTATAAATGGATCATTTTTTGTAAACACGAATCCAATGCCATCAAAGCCAGTTGTGGTCAATGAAGTATCAACATCAGTCCATGTGTTGGAGTCTGTAGAACTAGCACGTTTACCACCAACTGTATATGGAACTTTTGTTTGTTTTCCACCACGATGTTCATATTTCCACATAACCCATTGATTATATGGTTTTAATTCTTCGGGAATAAAAATTATATTGTTCATTTTCTTATACTTCCAACATTCCAGTCGTCTTTGTCGGGCTTAAAAATTACAACTACACTTGGGAACGGTGCGGCATTAGGAGCACCACCAAATTTTACACGCCCCTCAATAAAGCGAATTTCAGCGGCATTGGGAATAATAATTTCATGCCACCAACGCTGATCAGTCTTTGTTGTTGGTAATAAAAATACTACAGTGCATCCATATAAACTTGCTTCATATCCGTGGTTTATCCACTTCTCCAAATTATGATATGGTGGATTACACCAAATCTGTGTTATGGGTCTGCGGCACTCATCTATCCAGCCATGCCACTGCTTGTTAATAGCATTAATGTGATAGTGACTTTTAAAACCAAACACAGTATTGTCTAATCCCCAACCATCTTTGCATTTTTGATTTTTTACAGTGCACGCCACATCTAATTGAAAATGAAATTCATCATCTAATTGTTTAAACAACCATTCTGGTGTGCTCCATTCACCTGTTTTGGAAGATGTAAAAATTGAATTCATTCTTCTTTCGCCCTATTAAGAATTTCTTCTGGTTTTACACCATAATCTAACTGACAAGACCGCTGACAAAGTGTGCATCGCCCGTCTTTAATATTTTTATGACAACCATTCATTAGAAGAGAATCATCGACCTCTGCTTCTACCCAACTACAAAAAACTTTAATCATTACACCCTCTTTAAATAATATCTAATTTTGGATTCAAGTATTGTTGTATCAGTGCATCCATCAATTAATAATGGTAATGAAAACTTACATTTACAACATTTTTCTGGTTGAATTATACATCCACAAGAACAAATTTCTGTATCATATAGTTGACCACACATGGGACATCTTCTAATAACAATTTCATCCATATTTATTCCCCACTAAATTTAGTAAATCTACTACCACAATATTTACATTCAAAATATGCATAATGAACGTTACCATCTCTTTTTGTAAATTTTAATTTTAAATTAGATGGTGTGCAACAAGAATTTTCATGCTTGTCGGGAAAAATATTTTGTTCATCTTCTTCTTTAAAAATATGCATAAAACAACACCCTATACCCATACAATACCACCACAACAATATTCTGAATCTGTTGGGAATATAAAAAGCCATTCGAGCGGAATTTCTGATTGAAACTCTATCCATTCAGTGTTTCCGTCCCTACAAACTTTAACTTGATACAAATTTCTACCAGTAGATAGAATTCCTGCGTAATGACCTATATACCTTACTATAAGACCACAGTTTAAACACAATTCAAAGTTCTCGTGTGGCAAATCATAAATATGTTCTTTACCATTCATAAAAATAGATACTGAATTTTTACTATGATTATGTAACCAAATTTCATACTTATACATTTTCTCACCTATAAATTTGATAAATCTAATGATTCGACATAACGACACATACCACAAACAGCACATTTTTTGTCATATGGTTTTCTTGGGAAATCTTGATTATCTATGGCACAACGAAGTTTTTCAATTTGCTTCTCCATTGCTTTGAGACTTTTATCATATGCTTTCATATACATATAAACCTCTCGCTTTGGATTAATTAATAAGAACTGTGTTACTTTACCATGTTCTTCTGCTCGCTGGTCATCCCACAACAATCTATAAAAAGAAAGTTCTCCGCGCAAACCAGATAAATCCATACCCCAACCTGTTTTATATTCAACAATTGTAACTTCTTTACCACGAATGCGCGTGTCAACCCTGTCAATATAACCCTTCAAATCCAGTGCATCTGATTCAATGCGTTTTTCTTTTTCAATTGGGTAAAAATCTCGTTCTCTGCCAGCCTTTACCAATGTATTAAAACGAAATGTTTCTTGCTGTAAAAAGAACGATACTTGTTTGCGCTCTGGTTCATCCATATCATCTGTTTTAATAAGTTTACTCCAATTTTCAGGCTTAACACCATAACAATCATCAAAGAACTTATCAAACACATTGTGCATTTTAGTTCCAGAAAACATTGCTGGTGTTGTTGGTTGCCGTATTTTTTTAATATACGTTAAATAAAATTTGTTGGGGCAAAACTTATATGATGTTACCATTGATTTAGATAATCTCAATTTCTTCAATCTCCTTCCACAATGGGGGCAAGAACATACTCGATATCAACATCATCATCTTTGATATTAAATAATAATTGTGAACTATTACCAAAAGATAATGATACAGAAGACGAATTAATTTTCTTAAACACACCACTGAAGTTTTTTAAATAATCATGAGGATAATAAGAAACAAACTGCTCCCCTTTTCCCTTTTCAACGGAGATAATTTCAAAAGGACGCTCAATACAATCATCAATATTATCTGCTGTTTTTACATTGAGTTCCTTGCCGTCAAATGACAATTCTATTTTAGCATTTGTGTTGGCCTGAACACCCATTGTTTTGTCAATACCATCAATGATGCTTATAAATTCGTTTTTATCAATTTCTATTTTGCATGGAAACTGCATATTTTCAACTACATATGGGCGAATGGGGCGAAGTGTTTCAATTACAATGTTGCGCATTGTTCGTTTAAGTTCAAATTTAACTGACAGCGATTTTGTGGTTAAATTAAACTCTCCCTCTGGATTTTTCACAATGGCAATAAAGTTTTTTATTTTTTCAATATCAAGACCATATATTCCATTTTCAACATCGAAACCATTGGCTTTAATATAACCAAGACTAACACCCGCCGTGCAAGTGTGTGCCATAAATGCCTGTCCATTAGTAAAAGTGATTTGGCCGTCAGGAGCAACTGCGGCACAAGCAGTAAAAAATTTTAAAAGTTTCTCTCGTTTCATTGCATCACCACATGTGGCCTTTGGTTTGTCCTATTATTATATAAAAAATCTATGGCCTCTTGATAAGCATCATATTTTCCTTTATGATATTTTTCTTCTTTAATATCATGTTTTAAAATTGCATTATAAATAATAAGTGCTTCATTATTTTGAAGCGTGTGTAAATGAGATATAAAACTTGTATCATCAATTAGTCGTGACATAAATATCAAGAAACACGGTGTTATTCAGTTCATCAACAGAAACATTTATTTCTGCAATTTTACAATCATAATAAATTTCAAAGGTTGCTGGTGCATCAAAGCCAATTGACACTTTACCATTAATAAATATATTGCCCGAAACAAATGATGTTTCAATTGTTTTAATTGTTCCATCATTAGATGTAATAGAAATTAAATATACATCTGGACACATTCGTTCCAGAGCAAAAAATGTCGGTTCTTTAAAAATTAAATCGTCCATATTAATCCTCAACGATATCCAAACTAAAAACATGTTCCATTTTTGCTACAAAACATCTATATTTACCATCATCCAGAATATATTCAATTGCTAATATTCCGTCATTAATGCCCATTGATGTTTTTGTTTCGATTTTAAATTTAATTTCGTAATTTTCATCTACATGATCTTCATAATATATTGTAACTGTGTAAGTCATTTTTCATCTCCAAATAATTTATTTAAATTTGTTTGCCCACCAACCACAGCATCCCAATTATAGCCCAAAGATTCAATCAATGACCGCATTTTCTGTGCAATTACTCTGTCGGCCATTTTCTCATAATCTATAGTGACTTTCTTTTTTATTTCCTCTTCGGTGATTGTATCATCAACACAAAGTTCGGTGTATGGTGTTTTACAATATAATAATTTTGGCTTCATAGAAGCATCAAATTTAATATTAAAAAGTTTTATACCATTACGAAGCCCCTTTACATGTGCTGTGTTGTTATCAATTTTGTTTACACCCTTCGGCACAGCAATCTCGTGTGCAGATACATTACCAATATTTACTTTATTAAAAACGTCTTTAACATTTTTTATTGCCTTTTCTGGATTGTTTTCTAAAAGAATTGTTTTAAAAAATTCTTCCATTAAGGTTTTTGTTATTGGTGCTGTGTCGCTGCGTTTAGTTTCAATACCTGTATATTCAAGCGTGTCTTTTTCAAGACCATCTTTCCAAATCAAGTGTCCAACATATTTTTTCTTTGCGGCTTCTTCACCACCAGATTTTTTCTTAAAAAACATTTTCTTATAATATTTTTCAAATTTTACTGTTGGGGCAAACTCATCACTTATCTGATTTTTTCTTGCCCAATTTAAAAGCGCATCATTTACTTTTGTTTCAAGATTTTCACCATCATCCACCGATGGTATGTCTGATATTGCAACCGAGTCGGTGTCACCAGCGACAATTGTTCGTCCATCATTTTTCACAACCTGTTGAATGTATTGATTAATTTCTCTGCCTTTTTCTGTAATGAAAGCAGCAATTGTTGGATCATACAATTTGAACATAGGTGTTCCCATTGCACCATAGAATGAATTTGCAATATATTTAAGTGATTGTTCTGTAACCTTGTCACTTTCGGTTGCTTTGCCCTCTAATTTTAATTTGCGATATTTTTCACGTTCATTTAAGATATAGATAATTGCTTTTGGAATCATCTTATCTATATCAGGTGATAAATTGAATGCAATAATAATTGAAGGATAAAGCGATTTAGCATCAAGGAAGATTACATTCTCTTTAATACCAGCAGTTGGCTGCAAAACAACAGCACCATCAAAATCAACTTTTTCATGCTTGCGTCTTGGTGGAATTGGTTTAATTCCTAGCCGAAGCAATAAAGTTTCAATGATGTGTGTTCTTTTGATTGTACTATCGAATTTAATACCAACAATGCGTCGTAAATTTTCGTGATAAAGAATAAGTCCTGCTTTTTTATCTATTTTATGAAGTGCTATCACATCATTTAAGTTGTATTCAACAATTGTATTCCAATCATTTGCTTCAACAAGATCATGAATCTTTGCACCAAAGGCTTCATATTTAAAGTCAACATAATGTTCAGAAATATATTTTAATCCATAAGATGGAAACTGCCCCATCGGTTTAGACCAGTCCTTAAAGAACACCATCATATCCATGTGTGTTCTGCCAGTCAATACATATCTATTCCCAATGTCCATTCCATTACGATTTAATTGTTTTGTGGGTATAGAATGATATTTAGAACGTCCAATAATATATGGTAAATCAAATTCAACTGAATTCCAACCAGCAATAATATCTGGATCTGTTTCTTCTATATAATTAAAAAATTCACGCAAAAGACTTTTTTCATCGCCACAAGGCACTTGCTGCTCATGAACTTTCTTTTCACCAATTGTAAAAACTTTGGACTCACCAATATAACTATCTAATACGGCAATGGCAATAATAGGATATTTACATAACTCACTATCTATGCCCTCTCCTTTGGGAATATTAATTTCAATATCATAAAACACGGTGCGCGGTTCGAGAAGCGGGGCATCAACGGGATTTAAATTTTCATCGAACCCATATACAATTTTTTTATCAATGAGATATTGCATCTCATATTGTATATCTGAATTAAAAGTATTTATTCCATCTATTTTACATTTTGTTCGTTCATCGCTGACTTCCATTGGAGTTTTACAAACAACTTTCTTAATTGGTGCACCATAACAATTTATATCCCCGCCATTTGAACTTTCCACATAAAAATATGGTTTAAAATTTTTAATGGCAATTTTTTTTATTTTTCTTGTTTCTACATCACGGGCAAAAATAAAAATAGTTGGTCTGCCCTGATGAAATTGCCAAGTTATAGATTCCCAAATATACATATTAATCGAGCGCCACAACAAGTAACATAATAATGAAAAACAACAGTAAACACAGACCACCAATAATACCAGCAAGAACATACATAAATCCAAAATTCAGTTTGTATGCCCCCTCTGCAATATCATCGCTCCAACCATCTTCTTGAATAAAGAATCTTACATTATTAAGTTTTTCTGTATATACATCTTTCATTTGCTGCGAGGAGCCAGATGATGCAGACTGTGACTCTTCCCATTGTTTAAATTCTTCAATTCTTATAATAATAGAATCAATATGCTTATATTGCCACTTCATGCTTCTATCCGGTGTTTTATCCCACGGGAAAAGTGCATTATACATATTGTCAGTTAAACCAACATTTTTCATTCCTTCTTTTGCAGCCACAATTTCTTCAAGCATTGTGTCTGGATCAGCAGCATAATACGCATTTTCTATATGTGAATGAACTTCTGTATTATACTTAAAGCCTTCAGCGCTCATCGGATATATACCAGCAAAAATTCCACAAATAATACCAAATACAATAAACACAACAACAATAAGTGATGCTATAAAATTTCCAGTCATTTATTCACCAAGCCACTTAAGAATTTTCTTTCCAACATCTTCAGAAAGTTTTACAGTTTGATTATCAAACATAGATGTTCTGTCCTTACTCGGAAATGCATTGTGTTCGGAATCAACATCAAACACAATCGTAAATTCATGATCCATTCCTTCTCTTTGAACTGGTGCCAATCCAAGTTTACGAATTGATGTGCGCCCATCAGCACTCTTATCAATAACATATTCGGGCTTTGACCGCATGGTTGCGATAAGATGTGCTTTGCATCCAAGCATTTTTTCAACGAACTTCTGATGGATTGGTGTAATTTCAGCCCACGCGGTATATGAATTGCCAGTGCGCTTTGCGGCATAATTTTGTCGTTCAAGTAAACCGCCCTGACCAGCCCAAGCGTGTGAAATGCTATCTAAAATAATAACATCATAACCAGCATTTTCACCCATCTCAATTGCTTTCATATATTTTTCTGCTGTATATGGGGCATCCAGCGGCAGAACATCATATTCAACAAGAGATGCATATAAATCACCAGAACCACTTTCTGTATCGACAAGCAAAATTTTCTTTCCGAGTCCTTTTGCAACAAGAAGAGAACTATATGTTTTTCCAGCGCCCGCTGTGCCACAAATTCCAAGACGGATTTTTGCTTGCTTGCGTTCTGCTTTACGAATTACAAGTTCATCATTTCCAGTGGGTTTTACTTCTTCTGTTGGTGCATCTGTTCTTTTAATCGCCATTATCCATCTCCCTTACAACTTTAATATATTTTCCATTCTTTGTTGTTTCAAATTTATTATATACATCAGCATATAATAAAAGTTCTCCCTGTGGTGTAAATTTACAAACATAAGGATTTACATAAGAATCAATTTTAACATCTACTCCACCATCAGCCTGTTTTTCAAGAGATAGTTCATAAAAATGTTCATTGAGTTTAAATATAACCATTAATCTCCCTCAATGAAAATTTCAATATCGCCAATTAATTCTGCATTTGAAGCACTTTCAGGATTTACAATTACAGACAGAATACTAACAGCCCTAGTATCGCGTGTTGGGTCTTCTTTCATACCACGCACGAGCGCGAACACCTCATTACCAACGAGTGTTGTAGACAGAACAGCAGCAGCATCTTCATTTGTAGAAAAGCCAAACTGTCCCTGCTGATACATATCATTGTTAATTACAGCCCATCGCCCACCAGTTCTTGTGTCACCACCATTCTTAATATATCCAGTAGTTAACTTGGTTTCGTTGGGCTTGATTGTTGGCACATCTTCAAGCGGAATGGCAAATTCAGATGTTTCAGCAAATTTATAAATCGCATCCCACAGTTCTGCATTAGAAAGAGATGCGGCTTTCTGAATACCAGATTTTCCAACATTGATATATAATTTACCACCAGATTCTTTCTTCTTGCCATAAATATAATATTCTGCGCCTGCTTCTGGATCAATGTTACCAGTTACAATGTTTAATTCATTTTCAATAACAAAATAACACTTGCGCTTATAGAATGACCGAAGAGGTTTCCTGAAATTCTGATTCTTCATTGTTTTATCTGGATTAAGATATTCTCTCATATCAAGAGGAACAGCGACTTCAACGCCATCGACTTCCTTTAATGCAACCCCATACACAACTCCATCCAGAGTATAACCTGTGTCAGAATCTTTACCAATAATGGTTTTTGCTTTGGTCTTTTCAGAATTGAAATATGTCAAAGTATTATCTGCATATTGTTTGTTCTGATCATATTTGTTTTCATAACCAATGCAAATGCCCTTATAACGCTCACCCTTACGAGATGAAATTTTAGAAATAGCAAATGAAATAAGAGCCTCTACTTCATTATCGGGCATATCTCCCTTTTCTTTCTTAATTTTCGCAACAGCCGACTTAATTTTATCGGTTGCTTTCGTCTTATCCATGCCTGTTGCTACAAGCACATCAACAAACTTTTTAATGTCCACCATAATAAAACTCTATATCTTTTTATTCAAATGTGTTAACACGGTGTTTTACATGCCCTCGCATCATGCACATAAACAGAATCGGACTGTTGATATCTTCTCTGTAAAAGAAGCACCTTTCCACTAGGTTATACGTGCCATTTTTCAAACTTCATACGTCAGCAGAAGGACTTGAACCTTCGAGAGCAATGCCCCACAGGTTAGCAACCTGCTACCGTGACCTCTTGGTTATGCTGACAATAATAAGGTGGCTGAATTGATTATTCGCGGGTCTAACGATACGTCAACCATTTAACTTCACCCGATTAAATTGAAGCACCACAAAATGGACTATACGGGTAATGCTCCCGTGCTATCGGATTAAAAGTCCGATGTGCTACTATTACACCAATAGTCCAAAAATTAAAGTGATAAAATATAATTTACCAACTCTTTTGTTTTCTTCAAAGATTCAATTTGTTTATCTAAAGAACAATCTTCATATGATTTTACACAAATCTTAAGTTTAAACTTTTTTATTACTTCTTCTACTTTATCCTTTGCTATACGAAGTGATATACATCCATCACTTCCGCAAACATCTAAAACATTTGGAATTATATCAAATGTGTAATGATAATTACCAGCACAAGAGAGATTTAAAAATTCGTCTTCCCAATCAGATTCATCATCCGCATCACCAAAATACGAGAAATAATAATGAATAGAAGATTTAATATCATATTCAAATTTCCATTGGGGTTTTGAAATAAGCCCAGAATCAATAATTAATTGTTGCCTCTCATTTGTTATAAATTCATCTATTTCATTTGCTTTTTCCCGCAATTTAGAACTTTGATTATAAAGTTCCTTTTTTTGTTTTAGTAACTCATCGAGTTTTGTCATAACAACTTCCCATTTAGTATTTGTTTTAAAAGTATTTAATACTTACTAACACCACAATAATTCATTAACTTCTTGTTTTAATTCTATAAGTTTTTTTAAACTATCTCCATGACACCGCTTTGGTTTACAAAAACAACCAAAACGCCTTGCTTTCATCAGTGGTGATAAATCAAGTTTTGGGATAATATATTTTTCATAAAGATCAATCACACGGTCGCGCTCCGCCACTGTGTTATTTTTTATTCTAAAAGGATTTCCCCACGGAGAGCCACGACCAATATAAACATCGCCCTCTTTACCCCAATCTTTACAAGTTTTTAAATTAATAACTTTAACCATATACGGTATGTGGGAATTGAACCCACGATCTCTCGTTGGAAGCGAGAAATATTTCCACTATACTAATACCGTTTATCTGTGGTAGTTATATGGTCTACCATTACCATTGTTTTTTGAACCATAGTTTTCAGTAAAAGCATGACAATTTTTACACAACAATTTTAAATTACTTCTTTTATTATTTTTAAAATTACCATCAATATGATGAACATCCAATGAAATTGATTTGCCCATCCATTCGTGTAATCCGCATTCCTCACACTTATGTTATCTTTCTTGTATTAATATTTTTCTTACTGTTTTTGGAGAAACATACATTCCACAATTAAATTTATTAATATTATCTGATTTAATAGATTTTTTATAACAAATTAAACATATTATATTGTCTGTGTGTCTAGGATTTTTGACAATTGCATTACATACTTTACAATGATAAACTTTCTTTTTTAATTTATTTCTAAAACTTGCAGCACAACTTCTATTACAAAAAATATTATGTGGTTTATTTATTATTTCTTTTCCATACTATAAACAGATATTCATTATTATTCTCCAATACGCTTAATGTGGGTAATGCTCCCACTTCTCATCCGTGACAGGAATGCATACTGCTTCTATACTAATTAAGCAAACGTGCCTAGAGCGACTTGAACGCTCAATCTTTTGGTTCGTAGCCAAACGGATTATCCATTTTCCTATAGACACCACACTCTTGCGGAGAATTGAACTCCGATTATTTCTGATTAGAAGTCAGATGCCATATCCTTTAGGCGACAAGAGTAAAATGCTTCGTGTGGAATTCGCGCCCACGTCGAGGGGTTGAAAGTCTTCCATGATTGACTGCTACACTAATGAAGCCTATCTCAACAGCAGGAATTGAACCTGCATCATTTCGATCTACAGTTGAGTGCAAAACCATTATGCTATGTTGAGTAATAATAAATTTCTGGTGATTCTATGCTTCTCACCAGTTGGCTCTGTAGTCTAATACAAGACTTCTTCCGCATACCAGAGCCAATGTATGGAACAGGATTTGCACCTGTGAACTCCTACGAGAGCGCATCTTAAGTGCGCCGGGTTTTACTACTTCCCTATCCATACTCCCTATACATATTAGTCTTAAAAGTATTTATAATTTATCATTTAATTTACTGCTCTTGCTTCTTCTTTAGTAAGACCATATTTATAACACATATCCTTAAAAATTTTACCATGTCCATCATATCCTAATTCACGAATACACTTTACATGTATAAGTTCATGCTTTAAAAGACTTATAATTTTATTGCATGTTAAATATGCAATTGAATATTTATTAAATTCAATTTTATCACTATAAGCAAGTGCAACTATAACACGATTACCGCAACGTGAATATTTTAATGGCACTACTTTTGGAACATCCGCAATTTCAAATTCTTTGCACAACTATTCACATATTTTATTTATTTGTTCGTAATTCATGATGGGATCATCTATTCTCCGTTTATCTAATGACTTTTCTTCACCAAATATTTTAAAAATATCAATCAACTATGAGGTTATTGTGAATTGAACACAAACTTAATCGTCCCAAACGACCAATCATACCGCTAGATCATAACCCCAAAACGGGCTAGGTAAGGTTCGAACTTACATCCACTTCGTTAACAGCGAAGCGCACCACCAATTGTGCTACCAGCCCAAAAAATTATATAAGTCCTTTTTCTAATCTCCATTTTACATATTTTGACTCATTACTAAACAATAAATTATTTATTGTAATTATATTTAAATCACCACTATATTTATTTGTAATAATTTCACCATCCACATTTTTTATATAAAAATATGCATGATAATTACTACCACGATATTTACGAAAATTACCACCAATGGCTTTTATTTTTTTTCTTAATGTTTTCATTGTTATCATAAATTGTAAGTGCTGGACTCGAACCAGCAGTCTTCAGATTATGGGTCTGATGAGATGTCCATTTTCTCCAACTCACAGAATATATATGTATGGCAGGGCAACTTTAGAACTATAATAAGCGCAATTCTACCATACACCAACTATACAAATTTCTAACATAATAAATATATTCTACTATCAACCTACCGATTCGTAGTCTCAATAAAACATTGCACCACTTTAATAATAAGATGTGGTCATACGGTTGCGCTTACTCCTTGGACGAAGCCATTTACTGTAATTTAGACATTGGCGCAATATAATACTACTCGCTCATATTCCGATTGGCCTATCAGATATGACTTGATAATATTTGCAACTATTATCTCGAACCCACGGTTACGAGTAAAGCCAGTGACGGGGATCGAACCCGCTATTTCTCGCTTACAAGGCGAGCACCGTGCCATTACGGTTCCACTGGCAAAAATTATTATAGAGATTATTATTTGAAAACTTCGTAAGGAAACCTCTATAATTTTTTATTTTCTAGTTCTCTACCAAAATTATGAAAAAGAATAGTTTAACGTGTTATTCAGCACCATGCGCCATAACGGATTTGCACCGTTGTATCCACCTTTATAAGAAGTGTGCCGTAACTATCTTGGCTAATAGCGCAGAAAAATTTTATCTATGATCTACAATCCAATCTCTTATTTCTTGTATCTCTGGGTGCATAGAACCAACTTTGTTTCCATCTTTAACAGTTTTCCAGAACCACACAGTAAATTCTACATTTGCATAATTATATCCTCTATAGAAATCTTTGTTTTCAGTCTCAAACACAACTTCTGATGCTTCTTTCAAATCTACCATAATATCACCATGCACGATACTGGACTCGAACCAGCGATCTCTTGCTTATCAGACAAGTGCATTCCCTCTATGCTAATCGTGCTTAATTCTCCCGGCCAGAGTTGCACTGACATCACCAGATCCAAAGTCTAGCATGATTACTATTACACTACGGGAGTTCAAAAATATTTATTCTTCAAATTCACATTCTAATTTAAAATTACTACCAGAAGGCTCTTCACGTCCATATTTAAAAAACAAACATGATTGGTTTGGATCAAAATTATGTGGAAATGACTTATTAATTTCTTGTCCATCTGAAGGACCAAAAAGTTCAATTCTTATACGGCAATTTCTACCACAATGATTACAATGAAATATTTTAACACGTTTCATTGTGTCCACCCACGATTTTTGGGTTTTTGATTATATTTTACTTCACCGAATTTTTTAAAATATTGCTTCTCTTCTTCTCTAAAAGACTGGTTCATTTCTCTTCGGATCGGAGTAATATCATGTTTATACCAAAAATCATTGTCATCATTGTCTTTAAGACGAATTGTTTTGCCACAACCTTTGCGATATGTTCTACTCATTAGAACACCTTAACATAATCTAATTTATTTTCAAAAATTTTAAAATGATCAAACCACTTTCTTTTCAAATAATATGTTTTATTGCGTATTTTAACACAACAAAGAACTTTATTATATGTTAATTTACGAAGATAATATTGTGAAACATTTTGTTTAATATTATAGTGTGATGAAAAATATACTAAATCATAAGCATCTTCATCTTTCCATTTTTTATTAATAAAATCAATAAAAAACTTATCTAAAGAGTCTGCTCCAACGCCAGCCATAATTCATCCTGTGGAGAATCGAAATCAACCCACACGCGATTGTCTTCTCTAAAAACACTCCAGCGCGTGCTGATTACATTAAAAAAATAATCACGATTGCAACCCGAAACCTGTTTGTATTTTTTATAAATATCATTAAGCGGAATTATACCTGAATATTTTGAACAAAATTCAAATATAGATTGCTGTTTTTGTGTTGGTTTATTTTTTTCATTCACTTCCATCTTAAGTTCCTTCCAAATTTCATTAACTAAAAACATACTCTATACATATAGGTGTTAAAAGTATTTAAATGTTTCTATTCATAGGTGAGTTTATCCCACTTTTTCCTCCAAAGGGCAACGCCGCCACTTCCCCCGAACGCATAACTTCTATACATGTGCCCTCGTGAATAAGCATAACTTCCCCGTCTGCGCTTTACCATGTCAATCATCCAGCACATCTCCCTCTTCAGAATGCATATCATATAAGCGCCGCAGCGGATTTTCCTTCATTTTATTCACCCATTTATCAT